ATGGATATCCTTTCTACGCTTTTTTCACAACGATCGCGCAAAATTGGTTTACTAGTACCGGATGTGGTGATTTCTGAAAAACATCAAGATACGTTAGAAATAACAGAACATCCGGTTGAACTCGGCGCTGAAATTGCCGATCACGCTTATAAGCGTCCAGCAGAAGTCACGATGGAGGTTGGGTTTTCAAGTAGTGGATCGCTGTTGGATTTTGGGACACGGCAAAAGTGGGTATTCGCGTTGGGTTAAGCGCGCCAGAAATTTACCAGCAAATTTTATCACTTCAAGCCAGCCGTCAACCGTTTGATGTGATAACAGGTAAGCGCAAATACCAGAATATGCTCATTCGGGCAATCGAAGTGACCACCGATAAACACACGGAAACCGTGTTGATGGCGATATTAACCTTACGGGAGCTTAACATCACCCAAACCCAAACGGTTAATATCAAATCTACCGATGCAAAAAATATGCGAGAAGGTAACACAACCGGTAGTGTGAGCAATACCGGTATGAAAACGCCAAAACCCGTTGATAATCGCAGCCTTTTAAACCGAGGTTTAGGATTGCTAAATGGAAATTAACGAAATACCGCTTACTCCCACCAACCAGCAGTTTACGATTAAGCTATCCGATACTGTTTGGCAGTTTCACCTTATCTGGCGTGAAAGTGCAGATGGGTGCTGGATATACTCACGGTTGATAATCAACGAGTGATACAGGGTATTCCGCTAGTCATAGGTGAAAATCTACTGGCTCAATATCAACACCTTATCAGTGAAGGAAGCTTGTCTTGCTGTCGGATGAGGAAAGCGACATCAATCCCAATACCTTGGGCACAACCGTAAAATTGTACTGGATAACCGATTGAGGATTGACGGATGATGAATAAAAAAATGAGTGAATCACTGCCTATAAACACCGCAGGCAAATAAAATAATTGAACGTAAAAATACTTTTATGTCTTTCGAAAAAGCGTTGCAGCTAACTCAGCAGAAATACGCCGACATTATTAATGCGCTGGCAGATAAATAAGTGAATCTATCTCCATGTCAAAAAACTGGATACGAAAATGCTCACTGATTATCAGTGATGAAAAGGGTGAAGGCATTGAGCTGTCAAATTTTCGCACTACATTCAATATCACCTGGCCAGATACGCGTTACCCTCGTACGGCGGTGTTTAAAGTCTGGAATCTAAAAAAAGAAACCGTTAGCAAAATTCAGGCCGAGGAATTTGTTAACGTGCAGCTTATGGCGGGCTATCAGGATAACGTGGGTCTGATATTTACCGGGAAAATCCGCTATACGATTTCAGGCAGAGATAACCCCACCGATACGTTTGTGATTGTTCAGGCGATTGACTCGCACGAGGCTTATGATTATGCCACACTCAATACCACATTAAGCGCAGGGCATACTCAGTCAGAACAACATAACACGTTACTCACAGGGCTTGCGCCTTATGGGATTGTCAAAGGGGTGACGCCGGAGTTCGATAATACCCGCTTTCCTCGGGGTAAAGTGTACTTTGGTATGGTCAGAAATGCCGCAGATAATCTGGCAGGCGCAATGCTTTGCCTCGTGGCAATACCTTAACGGCCAGCTTGTGATGGTGCCAGAAAACAAGTACGTCCAAGAGGCAATTGTGCTTAATAGCGCAACCGGTTTGATCGGTCTTCCTCAGCAAACGATTGAGGCGGGGTAAATGTGCGTTGTTTGATTAATCCAAACATCCAAATAAACGGGCTTATCCGTCTTGACCAGGCGTTAATCTATAGGACGATGTTACCCAACAGTGATATCGCCCTGGGATATAGCAAAATTAGTGAAAGCGATGACAATAATTTGCGGCAAACGCAAGGCGCTGTCTCACAACCGGCGAGTCTTTCCACCGATGGGGATTATATTGTGAAAAATATCACTTACACCGGTGATACACGCGGTAAACCGTGGTACATGGACTTGGTGTGTATTGCCAAAGGGTCGAATGATCGAATTGATATTAAAAAGGTGGGATAATGGCGATTTCTGTAGCAGCACGTACCGGTGACCCACAACAACTACTTGAAGTCTTTCGCCATACAATCTCATCACAGCTTCGTGTTGCGATGCCGGGGATTATTCAGTCATTTGATGCCAGCAAAGTCACTTGTGTGGTTCAGCCGGCGATTAAAGGAACCTTAACGGATAGCCAAGGGCATGTGCAGTCGGTAAATTTACCGCTACTGGTTGACGTGCCAGTTGTGTTCCCGCGTGGTGGCGGTGTGACAATGACTTTCCCGTCAAAAGCGGTGATGAGTGTCTGGTGGTCTTTGCAGATAGATGCATTGATTTTTGGTGGCAAAACGGCGGAGTACAAGAAGCGATTGACCCAAGACAACATGATTTATCGGATGCCTTCGCTTTCATCGGTGTGCAATCACAAAAACAGAAGATAAGCCAAATTAGCACGGATGCGATGCAGTTAAGAAGTGACGATGGCGCAACCTATTTTGAATTAAACCCGACAACGCAAAAAATGAAAATTGTTGCCCTGGGGGGCTTGAAATTGTGACACCAGAGACTACATTTTCGGATAGAGTCACCATTAAAGGATTACTGAGTTGGTTAGGTGGTATGGTGGGTTCGGCGGTCTCCGGTGTGGCTGCAAAAATCACCGGTGCGATTGAATTTTTGGGCACATTGACATCTAATGGCAAACGGATTGACGAAACACATACCCACAAAGGTGTCAAAGCCGGTGGTGATAATTCAGGTGAGGTAAATTAAATGAAAGAAAGTGTTAACATTTTTTTTGGCGGTTCTTATTTACACAAACTAAAAACCGCATGGCGACTTATGGGCGTGATTTTTTTATTAATAATCAATGAAGAGCCATCCTTAAAGTTAGAAGACATCAAGGTAGTTGAAAAAAATAAAAAACAACATTAAAAGGGTGCGATTGATGCGTTATCGACGAGAAACAGAAAAAGGTGACTACAGCTTTGGTCAGGGGGATAACACATTTTTAACCAATACGCCTGATGCTGTCGCTCTGGCGATTAAAACCCGTTTGTCACTCTGGCAGGGGCAATGGTTTTTAGACAGTGAGGAAGGTACGCCCTGGTTACAATCGGTATTGGGAAAACCTTATCTTGATGCTTACGGCATGACCATCAAAGAGCGCATACTAGGTACACAGGGCGTAACCACGTTAACCGATTTCAATGTCAGCCAAGACTCAACGGCGCGAAAACTCACCATCACCGCAAAAGTACAAACCCAATATGGCGAAACTTCCTTTATCCACGAGGCATAATGTTAAATCTTGATACGTTAGGGTTGTCAGCGAAAGTCACTGACGACGGCATCAGTGCGCCCGATTATCAAAGCATACTGATGCGATTAACTGATTTTTTTCATCAAATTTATGGGCAGGATGCGTATTTAACGCCGGACAGTAAAGATGGCCAGATGATAGCGATTTACGCGTTAGCCATCCATGATGCGAATAATGCGCTTATCGCCACCTATAACAGTTTTAGCCCAAGTACCAGTAAAGGGGCTGCGCTATCAAATAATGTCGCCATTAATGGCATTTCACGTCATGCATCAGGCTACTCTAATGTGGACGTGGTGTTAACCGGTCAGGTCGGCACTTTGATTACGAATGGGCGCGTACGGGATAAAAACGGCAATATCTGGCGATTACCTGAAACCGTCACACTGGACATCCATGGCGAAGCGACGGTGACAGCGGTTTGTCTGGTTGCTGGAAGTGTTACCGCATTAGTGGGTGAAATAACCGAGATAGCCACGCCCACACGAGGCTGGCAAACGGTGAACAATCCCAAACCCGCAACACAAGGTAGGCCGATTGAAACGGATAATCAATTACGGGAGCGGCAGCGCAAATCGGTCTCACTCCCTTCACGTACGGTACTGGAAGGTATACAGGGCGCGATTAGCCTGATACCAGGGGTAACGAGGCAACGCGGTTTTGAGAATGACACTAGTAAAACGGATAAAAACGGTATTTCTCCCCATTCCATTGCGATGATTGTGGACGGTGGCGATGTCAACACGATTGCCAACGCAATCGCACAAAAGAAAACCCCAGGGGCAGGCACGTATGGTGATACCGCCGTGACAGTAAAAGACCGTTACGATATGCCAATTACGATTCGCTTTTCCCGGCCTAAAACTGTCGATGTGCATGTGGAAATCGACTTAACCGCTTTTTTGGGGTTTACCACCCTCACCGGTGATAAAATCCGACGTAAAGTTGCAGGCTATATCAACCAACAACTCATTGGCGACAATCTGTATCTGACCCGTCTTTATTCACCGGCAAATCTACCTGGCGATGAAGAAGGGAAAACGTTTGATATTACGTCGTTAAAGATTGGTAGAACACCAGAAAGCGTGAAAGAAGAAAATTTAATCGTGGCTTTTAATGAAGCCGTTAGTTGTCGTGAGGATAACGTCAAACTGGTGGTGGCCTCATGAGAGATTACACCGAGTACATCACCCCACAACATCGTCAAGCAGATAAGTTTACACAACATATTGAGTTAATGACACGCTCTTTGAGGGATATTTCAGCCTTAGCCTCACAGCTTAATGCGTTTTTCAGTATTGATACGGCAACGGGTAAACAACTGGATGCCGTCGGCGAATGGATAGGCTTATCACGTTTTGTCAAAACGCTGATAAAAGGGGTCTATTTTTCACTGGATACCGAAAAGGTGGGCTTTGACCAGGGGAGCTGGAAACGGCGCTTTGATGCTGATAGTGGTTTTACTGAGCTTGATGACGAAACCTACCGCTTCATATTAAGAGCAAAAATCCGAGCAAATCACTGGAATGGCACAAGCGAGATGCTTTCAGAAATTTATCAGGGCGTAATCCCTGATGAAACGGTAAAAATCTTTTTTATCGACAATCAGGATATGTCGATGGATGTGTATCTCACCGGTGGGGTGATACCGGAAGTGACAAAAGCGGTTATCAAACAGGGCTATCTCAATATTAAGCCCGAAGGCGTAAGACTCAACGCCTATACCGGTTCCGAAGGTGATAACGGCATTTTTGGATTTGATGTCAACAATCGTTATATCGACGGCTTTGATGTCGGTAGCTGGTCAGTCAAATTGTAAGGAATAATCATGGCAAAAAATGAAATATTACCGTTTGGTATCGCAGACGGGGCTAACGTATTGCTGGCAGAGGAGTATCAGAAACTCACCGCCCGCAATAATGGTTTTAGTGCAGGTGTTGCGCGTTCACAGGAACTTAACACCGTCTGGCGGCAGGCATCGATGATAGCGCACGTGGTGGCACAGTTTATTGCGGAAACCAATAACAGTGATGTACTCGACGACGGCAACGTCGATAAACTGAAAACCGGACTCATCAGTGCCTTATCGAAAAACGTGAATAACACCGTGCCAGCCGCCACAAAAACAGTAGCAGGAATTACAAAACTCAGCAGTGCTACGAATAGCGATGATGAAACGCAAGCCGCCACACCTAAAGCCGTCAAAATTGCTTATGACTTGGCGAAAACGGTGAGTATTGAGGAAGTCAACAAAAAACTCGATAAAGCAAGCGTCTTACAAACTACGGGCAACGCGACAGATAAAGTGATCAGTCAAAAAGTGATAACCGATGCATTGAAAGACTGTCTTAAAATAAATAACAATTTATCTGAGGTTAAAAACAAAGCGGAGGCCAGAAATAACCTTGGCCTTGGTCCGGCAGCTTTGCTTAAGGCTGCGACTGCGATAGCGAACAAATCCGGTCATATTTTTATTCCGGCGATTATTGGCGCGGAAGAAAAAGATTTTATGTTTCAGTGGATGACAGTGGGGCTTGATAAAGCCGAGGCTGGAAAAATGATATCTAAAACGTTTAAATGGACTACTCCTTTTCCGAACGATTGCATTACAACAATGACATCATTAAATAAAACGACTTATGACACAAGCAAAAGCCCTGTAACAGGGTCTAAAATTATTGACAAATTTCAGGTTGAAGTGGCTTCTGGTTATAGCGCTTCACCTTCTACTGTCGTCGTTTTTGGAATAGGATATTAATATGGAAAATCAAAATTTTGTCTACAGCGCAAAAGAAAACGTAATTTACAATGCATCAATTAAACAAGTATATATCGATGCAGGTAGCTGGCCTGATGATGCGGTTTTCATCTCTGATGAAATGGCAGAAGAATTTAGACAGCACCCTTTAGAAAAGTACATGGTTGCTGGAAAAAATGGACTGCCTGAGTGGAAAATGTACCCACCACCCACGAAAGAAAAACTCGTAGCAAGAGCTGAATCTGACAAGCGTGGGCTTTTATTAGAAGCGGGACAGATAATAGCTCCGTTGCAAGATGCTGTTGATTTGGGTATAGCGACCGAAAAAGAAAAAGATCGGTTGGCGACATGGAAAAGATATAGAGTGTATGTTAACCGCGTTGATGTTTCGTCTGCACCAGATATTGATTGGCCAGAAAAACCAAAAAAATAAAACCAAAAACCGCCCTTTGATTATGGGCGGATGACTGAAATCAATTTTTTTTCAAAAATGGATATTCAATGTATTTGAAAGAAAAAAACGATAATGTGCATACCATGACAGAGCAAAAGCAATAAATCACTATTGCTATTGGAATATTTAAGCTAATTTTCCCAAAAAAAGCATAAAAAATATAGCTTAGAGCAACCAAAACAAAAGAGTGATTTAAATAAACACTGTAAGAAACATCACCAGTTAAAACAAAAAACTTTTTCGCAAGAAATTTTGGCTTAGATAAAATCATTGATACAAAAAAAACAAAAACAAACAAAAAACTATATAAATCATAATGATCTTTTATGAAATTTGTTGAAGCGATTAAAGATAATAACCCAACACAAAAAATAACAATTCTAGCCATATTATTATTAATATTAACTTTATTTATCGTATAAGCGCCAAAAGCCCCAATCAAAAAATTCTGCCAAAGATTCATTTTATCAACCACAAAACTGCTAATTACTAATAGCACTACAAAAATTAACACTAAGTTTTTGTAATTACTTTTTAAGGCTAAGCAAACTAAAGGTAGGACAAAATAAAATCGAATTTCGTATGGTAACGTCCATGAAACAGCGGTTAAAACGCCTGAGTTTCTCCCAAGAATATCAACTTGCCCACCGAATCCAAACAAATAAAGTTTTATTGCATTAAAAAGATCGTTGAATGAAATTAATGATATTTTTTCTAAACTAACCGCATACAGACAAAAAACACTAATAGTAGTACTAAACAAAAATAACGGAGCTAAGCGCTTCACTCTCGACAAATAAAATTTATTCCAATCAATATTGGCTCGTTTTTTTATGATTTGATCAAAAAACAAAAATCCAGTAATGCAAAAGAAAAGTTGAACACCGAAAGAGGCAATAAAACTACTAAAAGAAGATAGATAAAAATCTTTGAAATCAAATGCTTTAACACCAATTCTCCAAGAATGACCTACAACAACACAAATAGCAGCGATACCCCTCAACCCGTCTATAAAATAATATCTTTCTTTTAAAGATCCTATTTTCAACTCCGGTAAAAAATTAATTTTTTGGAAAAAATAAGAGGTGGCAAAAAATGAAATAAAAATGACTATGATTATTGAGATAGAATACATTTTAAAAAAAAAGCCTTTTATTTGGTGATTATGTGGATGTGCATTATTTTCAATGACTCGGACTAAATCGGTAAGGACTCGGTTTTTCCAATACTGCGCCCATCTCTTTGGCTTTTTTCTCAGCCTCAAAAAACCCGTGGACTATTTCACCGTCTGGAAATCGCCAAGCATCGCCTGTACCATTTGCCAGTCTTGCCATTCAAACATCATTATCTTTCTTGGCTGGAATTAGCCGCTTTTCGGGCGCTTAGATTTTCATTAATCATTATTTAACCTTAAACAGCCCCATCACAGGGGCATGATATTAGCAACGTTGGAGGAAGTTGTTAACTATTAGTTGTTGGTTGGGTGTAAGTGGATTTGTTAGAGATTGAGGTTTTGTTATTGACTAATGGTTTCATTTCAGCTTTGTTATTGCTATAGTAAATGTTCGTAAAACGGCTACGTAAAAATACGTAACCGTTTGAATTTTATAGGGTGAAAATTCTATTTTTATTACGAAAAATGAAACTAACTTATTGAAAATTAAGTATAAAAAGCGCGATTTAAAATCCCTCAGCCTTAAGGCTGTGCGGGTTCAAGTCCCGCCCTGGGCACCATAAAATTTTTCATTATTTATCAATAAGTTAAGTGGTGAAAACTTAGTCTCTTAAGAGTAAATTTTTGTGACTAAAATCACGTTTCACTATATTTTCGCTATATAATTTCACTATATTTTTGATTTAATCATTGCTTTTTCTGACCTCCAACAACAGGGACAACATTAATTTTTCTATCGTATCTTGCGGTTTGAGAAATGTTTTTATGACCAGATATTGTTTGTTTTTCAGATAAAGAACCATCAAGATCTGAAACACCTTTTGCTTTTAAATCGTGAAAAGTAAAATCAAAGTTTAAGTGTGGAAATTTAATTTTGGCTTCTTCTTTTGCTTTCCTCCATCGGCTATTGAAACCATCACGAGTGTACCCAGATCCACTTTGTTGATGCAGAACATATATACTGCTAATTCCTTTGTCTAAAGGTAAAGTATGACTTAACTCTATGGCTGCATGTAAACGATCTGTCCATGCTTTTATCTGTGCGATCCCTGTTTTACCTTGCTTAATAAATATGCCGTCATTAGATAGCTGAGAATAAGTTAAAGATAAAATATCTGCTTGCCTAGCAAGGCAAAGATAGGCAAGCTCCATCGCAATTTTTACTACAATTGGTGATATAGAATAAAGTGCATTATATTCTTTGTCGCTAATGTAGCGATCTCTAGCTTTTTCTTTGAATTGCCTTACTCCCTTACATGGGTTTATTTTGACTAATCCTCGCTCATAGCCCCACCCAAAAACACGTGACAATAATGTCTTTTCTCTGTTAGCCTGAGTTTTACTCTTTAGACCTCTTTTGTCCATATACTTACGAATGTGTTCTGGCTTTATATTGTCAGGTAACATTTTTCCAAACACAGGCATTAACTTATTGGCATATTTCCTATAATCTTTTTGCGTTTCACCTGATAAATTAAGAAAGTCAGGGGAATTGAAAAATGCATTAAATAAAGCTGCAAGTGTTTCTTCATTTTTGTATGATAGCAATAATTTTTCGTATGCAACCCACACCTCGGCTTGAGTAAAAGAAAAATCACATAATCGAATTGTCCTTCCATCTGGAGTCAAAAACTCAAATGCTGATTTTCCTCTTCTCACTCTTGAAGGCATCCAATTATCAGCCGGATTTTTTCTTTTTCTAGCCATTTAGATTGCTCCGAAATCTGGTTTTTCAGCAAAGTTAATACCCGTTGCTTTTGAAAGTCGTTTATTGAAATGTTCCCATGTCGTTTTGGGTCGACCATCAGGCCGCTTAATGAAAAAGATTCCCGCTTCTTCTAAAACTTTGCATTGTTTGGATGGTTTTTGGTAACCTGTTAGTTCTTTCATCTGTTCATCTGTAATGAACATAGAATTATTATTCACGTTTATGTCCTCATTTAAAAACTCACACTATTTTCAGGCGCTTCATTGCCCCACAAAAATCAATAGCGAAGCCATGAATGGTTATCTTCGTCTTTTGTTAGGTTAGGGATATAATTTGTGGGGTAGAGTATTAGGATTTATTTGCTGCGTTGTTTGATGCTTTTTTTGGTATTGCCAAGGTGGGTCTGCGAGTATCAGGTCATACTTCACTTCATCTCCTGTTAAATATACCAGCTTTTACTTTTATGTAAGTCGTCTATTTTTTCTAAGACAGTGATTTTATTACCGCCATTTCCGGTTAATATTCCGCTTTCTCCATCGGTATCGAATTGATATATCAATCCTTTGTTTGTTAATTTTTTTTCCTTCAATCTAATTATTTTCATCACCTCACAATGATAAATAACCTGCATCCCTGCTTTGACATGATGTAACGTTGTTCGGTATTCATGGATGTTATTCATAGGATTACTCCGGTTATTGATTACATAAATGTAAATGTTGATCAAAACATTAATTTTTATAAGGTTATTTATGGTAGTATTGTTAACGTTGTGTGTTTGTTAACAGTAACATTTTACCTGGTGTTGGCCAGCCTTGCGCTGGTCTTTTTTTTGCTTGGTATTATTCACTAATAAGAACGGATAATTTTCCAAGTCCTTTTGGCGTAATTCTTACCTGTTCAGTTAACTTTTCCGAACCGTCATTTCTAGCAACGACAGTCACTTTATGCTCGATTAAATCCTGCTTGATTTTATCCTGATAGCCAACCCAACTTTTTCCACCAACACGCCGATAAATCCAATCATGTCCTTGTAACCATGAAAAAAGTGCTTTGGGTTTCATTTTGAGTGATTTTGCCGCATCAGTAATACAAAGCGAGCCTTCTGAATAGCTGATTCGTTTTAGTGCTTCGACTTGCGGTTTCATATCATCGACTGTGTGTTTAAGTGCAATAACTTTTTCTGTGTAATTAAGCAACAATCCTCTCATCGCTGATGGGTCATTTAGTATCTCAACCGGACTGACAGCTTCTAATGCTTTTCTTTCACATTCAATAAAATACTGTCTGGCCTGTTTTCCTTTTTCATTACGCTCAACCATGGATAACTCTTTCGCCATGTCGATACTGATGCAGTAGTCTTTCATAGGCCGTTGTCGAGATTTTGCACTACTCAAATTTGAGTAGCTCAAATTTTCAACAATAATATAGTCAATATTCTCTTCAAAACTATATTCTGTTATACGTCTGTTTATCCAATCATTAAATCGCGTGGTAATTTCCAAAAACGCATGTAGATCACGCGCATTGACAGTCTGGATTAATTCACCATTGATGTTTTTTGTTTCGATGTTTATTAAATTTGACATAAAGGTATCTCTCAATAGTTAAATTGATGAATGATTACCCCTGTAAAAAGGGGCGTTAGGATTATTTAGTTACGTTGGAGGAAATGGGTGAGTTCAGCTTTATGCCAATTTGAAAGAGCACCATTTAGCATTAGCTGGTTATCCTGTGTAGCCTGAGATAACAAAGTTTCTATTTCAGCGATAACTTTATCGGCATTTTCACGTTTGCGGATAATTCGTTTAATCGATGTTTTTTCTGCATCGGCTATTTTATCTTGAAGCTCTTCCGTGACATGCCAGATACGCTCACATTCTGTAGCGATAGAAGGGACTAGTCTGACTTCCATCGGATAAGGTGAGGGAATACCTGTGACTTCTCTTAATGCATACCAGATGGCATTATTCCATGCGTCCCTGAAACGAAAGTTTTGAGTCATCAGCGCAATGATACGGGCGAGATTTTGGGTATCTTTGCTGCTGAACTTTTCGTGAGCTTCAGGTTGGTATTTTGGGGCAGAATGTAGCTCTGCTTCCATGCGATTAAATTCAGCAATATAGGCTTCCTTGAATTGGGCTGCTTTCTTTCCGGTAAATCCCATTACTAAAAATACGAAGCCGTCTTTGGTCATTTCGTAAGCTTTGGAATCACGCTTATTGAAACCAGCTTGAATCTTTACTACGACGGCCGAAAAGTTGGCCGTCATAAATTCTTTAGAACAATCAAGAGATTCTATTTTTGCAAGAACATGTTTATGCAATTTTCCAAAGTAATCAGCAAGGTCTTGAGACGTGGTAATAGCTTTGCCGTTATGAACAGTAACTTTAGGGTTAATAGCGGATATTTGAAGTGTCATAAGACCTCCGATGGTTACTTGATTTTACCACCACCAAGAGGTGCTAAGCTCATATTGGTGGTGAGCTGAACAGGGTTAGCACTACCGGAGTAACCGCCGGCCAGCTTTTCAGCTGCCCCATCCAGCCCACCATAGAATTTGTGGCTAGATTTACGACACTAAAAAACACGCTCGCGGCGTGTGCATGTCGCGGTTACTAACACGGGGTGCTAAGCCCGACATCTGATTTTGCAGATGCAGGTAAACTATAGCGCATGACTTCTTCTTTCGTCAACATAATCATTAATTGCTTTACTGCATGAGTTAATTAAGCACGGTAAATACAGGTAGGGTAATTACTTGTATTAGTCTTAACTTAATCCGACAATTCTGATTTAAAAAAGAGCGTTACCGGTTTTAATTAACATCATTAGATAATTAAATAAAAGGTAATTCTATGTATCAAACAAATAATCCTATCATCAAACATAAAGTCGGGTTACTTAACCTCGCTGAAGAGCTTAATAACGTCTCAAAAGCCTGTAAGATTATGGGGGTATCCCGAGATACGTTTTATCGCTACCAGGAACTTGTTAACGATGGTGGGATAGACGCTTTAATTAATCAAAATCGACGGGTGCCTAACGTAAAAAATAGAGTAGATGAACAGATTGAAAGCGCTGTAGTCGAGTATGCGATTGAATACCCTGCACACGGTCAACACCGCAGTAGTAATGAACTAAGAAAAAAAGGCATTTTTGTTTCGGGGAGTGGCGTTCGCTCTATTTGGCTGCGCCATAATCTCGAAAATTTTACAAAACGCCTAAAAGCGCTTGAAGATAAAATCGCAACAGAAGGAATTATCCTGTCAGAATCACAAATCAGTGCTCTAGAAAAGAAAGCGCAAGATGATGAAGCCTGTGGTGAGATTGAAACAGCGCATCCAGGTTATCTGGGTTCACAAGATACTTTTTATGTCGGTCATTTAAAAGGCGTTGGTCGTGTTTATCAACAAACTTACATTGATACTTACAGTAAAGTCGTTCATTGTAAGCTTTACACAACAAAAAGCGCGATAACGGCGGCAGATTTATTAAATGACAAGGTTCTCCCTTTTTATTCCCAGCATGGGTTACCGGTGTTACGTATACTGACGGACAGAGGCAGTGAGTATTGTGGTAAAGTTGAACATCACGATTATCAACTTTATCTCGCTATCAATGATATTGATCATACAAAAACTAAAGCTCGTTCACCTCAAACTAATGGGATTTGTGAACGCTTTCATAAAACTGTATTACAAGAGTTCTATCAGGTGGCTTTTCGTAAGAAAATCTATAGGGCTTTAAATGAATTACAAGCTGATTTAGATAAATGGTTAGCGGAATATAATAACCAACGCACTCATCAAGGAAAAATGTGTTGCGGTCGAACTCCTATGGCAACTTTACACGATGGAAAACAACTTTGGAGAGAGAAAGATTTAAATCAAATTTAACCTGACAGGTACTGTATAAATAACCGGCAACTGTCAGATTAAGTCTGAGCTACTACAAATTACTTTTTAACGCAAATCGCTTTGGCGCTGATATCCTTGAAAGTTTCAAACTCCCGCTCAAACTGTTTAGCGGCAAATTGACACATGTTCTCAGTGTCAAACTCTTGAGTATGAAGACTTGCAAAGTTACTTGATGAGTAAGGACTGGCGTACATGGACAAGATTAAAATCCACATAGTAATTTCTCCTGCGTCTAAAAGGGGATGGAATCATCAAAATCAGGCTCAATCACAGGATTATTGCTTGGCTGGCTTGTGGTTGGCACATTCGGTCTACTTTGACTTTCCTGCGGTTTTATTTCCTTCCTGTTGCCCAATATTTCAACGTCATTGACTAAAAATTCGGGCGATATCCTTTGCTGACCGGATTTATCTGTCCATTTATTTTCCTGATAGACCGTGGTAACACGAACAAAAGTGCCTTTTTGTGCATGATTATTGATATATTCCGCTATTTGTTTAAATGCCTTGCAATTAACCCATGTGGTCTCATCAATCCATTGACCGCTGTTGTCTTTTCTTGATTTGCTGATATAGCTAGGCGACTTAATTTTGATTACAGCATATGTATTAAAAACAGGTCATCGATAGTGCATCCTGTTTCCATCTTTCTTACGTTTAGCTTGAGACCATTTATGTTCTATAGGATTTAAATCTGGTGAATACACAGGCAAATATTCTATCTGGTGTCCTGCGTTTATAATTGCCTGTTCAATATTCTTACCTTTGTGAAAGCTAGCGTTGTCCATAAAAATAACAGAATTTTCAGGAAGTTCTGGGAGCAATATTTTTGTGATCCAAACATAAAAAACATCACGATTAATATTGCAATCAAATAATCCGATAGCAAAAAGGGTTGTTCCCAATAAAGCGCCAATAACATTTGTTCTTCCCTTAGCACCCCAGTTTTTCAGGCCAAAACAACGGTGACCTTTTGGGGAATAGCCGTGAGTTCGTGGAGTGTCATGTGAAAAACCACTTTCATCAATAAAAACAACAGATTTATCTTTTTTTTCATACTGTTGCCTTTTTTGCTGATGTGCCAGCCTGTCGCTTTCGTTGGTTTTTGGATGGAATAGAGTTTTTTTTATAGGTTAATCCCAGCTTTTTAAGGGATTGCCAAATAGTCTTTTTACAAACACCGAATCGCTCTGCCCGTTCCTTTTGGTAAGCATCTGGATACTGTTCCACATCTTTTGCTAAAGCATTTTTATCGAGCTTCCTCTTACGTGGCGTTGAATTTTTTGGCTCTGGTCGTTTAAGCCAACGTACTAAAGACGCTTTTCCAATACGGAATTGTTTCGCAGTTTCTCGAATTGTTAAACCTTCGGCTTTCCTTACAGATATTACTTTACGTCGAAAATCAATTGTATAACTCATAACACACCTTGTAATCAAAATTAAGTCGCCTAGCTATAGCGATAGAAAATACGGATATGGGATTTTTATCTTGGGTATAGCGGATATCTAATTTGCCGATGCGTCCGGTAAAGTTACACTGGTTGTGGTTTGCCATGTTGCCTCCGCTTTTTGATTAATTTTGTTGATTTCTGATTTCAGCTTTTCGATAAATGCTTGAACGGCTTGTTCAATTTCGTTAACCAGATTGTCATCCTTGATAATCCGGATTTTGTAGTAGGCAAGGTTAGGGGGAAGTCTGTCATCATAGCTGACAAAATCGCACCAGTTTCTGCCTGTGCACATCATTTGGCCGTGCATTTGTAACAGGTATTCGTATTTCGGTTTTCCTGTGACAATGGTTTCAATGTGGGTAGTGGTGTTGGGGCATTTGATTTCGATAAGTCCATCATCATTAACCAAACCATCAGGACTTGCCCCAAATAGCGCAATAGACGGGTGGGGGATAAAGCCCACTTCGGTGACCGTGACATCAAACTCATTGAGGCAATATCGCGCTCTAGCTTGTGGTTCAAGGGCAATGCCCCGTTCAATGGCCTGATTGGTTTTAATTTCTTCTCGTCGTCCGGTAAGGGTTTCACAAACTAATTGCATGAGGTAGTTTCGTTGCGTTGTTCCCCTGCCTTTGGATAACACCTTGTGTAAATTGCTGGCGGTGACTTTCCCAAGTCTTGCCTGAAACCATTCGTCCGTTTTCTGCTTCATGATTAGCCTCGTTTTTCATTGCAATATTGCGATAAATAGCCATTTTATTTTCTTCGCCAATGATATCCGTCTCTTCTGGTGTTAATTTCAGCCAATGGGATTTCATTGATTCAATACCGCCTTTTGCTGATGTTTCTAATTCCTGGATTAATTGTTCGTAACGGGCTTTTTGTTGTGCGGCTTCTTTCTGTATTACAATTTTTTCCTGTTCAGGCAAGTCTTCTCCGGCATAGATATAAAATCCTAATCCAAACATTGAAATAGCCTTGGTGAGACAGCGCATGAGCGTTTTATTGATATCAACGGCATTAGGGTTAGAAATAGCCTGATTCCGGTAATCCATAACGGGTAACCACATTTTTCGGGGAAACTCATTATTTCCTTGTTTAACCGTGAGTGTTAACGACACCATCGCACTGCCATCATTGTTATAGCTAATGGCATCAATGACATAAAGCCTGTTGCTCAATAGCAAAATTAATTATGACTTACAAAAAAACCAGCCGCTGATGGTAAAATAATCAATTTTTGCATTAAAAATAACCCATGTAAGATTAAAAAATAAACTATTTTTGTATTTTTTAGATGTATCTAACTTGTTTTTATTTTAAGCAACTTTATTTCACTATTGAGCAACATGCTTATAGTAGGATTCTGGGTAATGTGCCATTAATACGCCCCATGCCCAAGCCCATGAGAGATAAGAAAGGCCGTTTTTCTTTTCAACTTTATCGTTAACATTAATCACCGACAGCGTTTCCCAAACCTGTTGTTGAAAACTTCTCTCTTTTTCGGTATGTTGTGTTTCGCTCATAGATATTTCCTCTTAGGTGCTTGAAGTGCTTTGTACTGATGGATGTTCTCATTTTTGAAATGGTTAAACAGCGCCTTCCAGATATCGTCAAAATCCTCAATACTGAGTTTTCGCATCACTGAGGAAGGTAGGCAGTCATAAACAGGCTGGACAAGTTCGCTGATTTCGTCGTCCAGCCTGTCTTCCCAATAAGCAATTTCTTGCTGTTGTTCGTACCAGTAATCTTGCATGGCGTAAGGGTTCATTTGACCTCCTCGAACTGAAATAGCATCCTGTTTTTTCTGGTTTTAATCTCCGCGACTAATAACTCGATTTCATTTTGTGAAAAGGACGAATCCAGTAGCAGAGTGATAATTTTTTCTTTAAGATGGCGTTTTTTCGCCTTTTCAGATTTAAGGGGCATGATGATTTTTTCCATAAGCTTTTAGTTGCAGTGATAAAGCGATTAGCCATATATCTTGTCGTTGGGTATCAATCGCTAACTTTGCTGCCTGTCTTGCCAGCGCTAGCAGGATGTTGTCTTTGTTCATCGTTACCCCTTATGCCACCTGATTATATTTGTCGTGAGTGAATTCGCCGTTCCAGTCTTTCTTCATCGGTAGCTTACCTTTGAGGTATTGGTTATAAAGCCATGTAGCCCCCTTTTTTAGCAGAATGATTTTGTAACACTGACGTTGTCCATAATCGTTTGTCATGATGAAGGGGGATTCGGTTAGATACGTATCTCTCGCATAGGAATGCACACGCCAGACATGAGCCTTGCTGATATCCTTTTCTGCATCGTAGAGAAAATGACGCGATTCTAGAAAAAGGTTAACCTGGTTAATGTTTACGCCATTAAGTTGTTTGCAAAACTGAACGGGTGACATACCAACCTGAAACAGGTTTTTTAGGCTATCGATTTCGGTTTCAAGCTGTTGAACCTGTACACCTAACAGTTGAACTTTTTTGTGCTGCTCAGCCCATGCAATTGCAGATTCAGCAGGGTCAAGGAAATTAGGTAAGCCTAAATTTGTTGGGTCATTAGATAATTTCGGCTGTAAAATCCGTCTTTCACATTCAATAAAATACTGTCTGGCCTGTTTCCCTTTTTCGTTGCGCTCAACCATTGATAGCTCTTTCGCCATATCGAGGGAAATGTGATAGTCGATTATGGTAGCGTTGTTGGCTTCCATTTTTTTGTGGAAGCGAATAAAGTCTTTATTTTCAACAAATCCATAATCTGAGATTCGCTTTTTTATCCATGTAGAAAAGTCTTGTTTACTTTCCAAAAACGTATGTAAATCACGGGCATTAACCGTCTGGATTAATTCATCATTGATATTTTTTGTTTCGATGTTGATTAAATTTTGCATAAGGGTATCCCTCAATAGTTAAATTGATTAAAGATTGCCCCTGTAAAAAGGGGCGTTAAGATGATTTAGTTTCGTTGGAGGAAGCGATTGACGTTCGCCTGTTGCCATCTTTCAAGGGATTGAGTCATGACGCTATCGTATTCGTGAGTACTTGCTTCTAACAGTTGCTGCATTTCACGAAGTACGGTCTCGACATCGTCTTTATGACGAAGTAAACGACGGATAACTTGTTTTTCAGCATCAAAAATAGCTGATTTGAGCGTGTTAGTCATGCCGTAAATCCGGCGGCATTCTTCTGCAATTATTGCTATTTGATTAACTTCGAAATGTTGAGGCGATGCGACTCCTGTCACATGACGGAGAGCATACCAGATACCTTGCGTCCATGCTCTCTCGAATCTAAATCCATTCGCCATACTCCAAACTAGATGAGCGAGATTGCGAGTATCGTTATCGCTTAATAACTCTGGGGCTTCTGGTCTGGGTTGAGGATCCTCATATTTGCCAGTTTTGCGGATTGAGGGAAGAACTTCGTTTGTTACCCATTTACGAAAACGATGAGGGAGCGTTCCTTGTTTGACTGCATCACGGCAACGTAATACTAAAGTGTACATTCCTGATTCGGATATTATGTTAATTTCCCTTGCCATCTTGTCTATTTTTTGTGCCTCGGTTAAACCTAGGTACAATCTTTCATCATCATCAAGCTTATAAAGAGCATCGCTAACATTAGAAATTTTTAGAGCTAAGCAAACGTCAGAAGCAATAAACCAAGGATTGCCATTAATGCTGACAGTGCGAATTTGATGATTTTCAAATGAGAAGGGAGTAACAACTAACGCGGTCATAATGACCTCCAATGGTTAACTTAATTTTACCCCCGCTAGAGTTGATAATCTCATTGGCGGTGAGCGGAACAGGGTTATCAACACCGGAGTTAACCAACCGGCCAGCTTTTCAGCTGCCCCATCCAGCCCACCATTGAATTGTGGCTAGATTACGACATTAAAAAACACGCTCGCGGCGTGTACATGTCGCGGTTAACTTCAATCGGGTTGATAATCCCAACATCTGATTTTGCAGATGCAAATAAACTATAGCGCATGATTTCTTCTTTCGTCAATGGTTTATTATGCTGCTGTGATTCCGTTCATCATGACACCTAACAATCTGGGAAACTGATTGTCGTAGAAGTGAGGCTGCGTTTGACGCGGATTATTAGGGTCAGTCAGATTTTTACCAAACTGTAATCCTTTTTCTGTCAATGACCAGAATAATTTTTCCTTGTCAGGATGTTTATTGCTAGGGCGTGATTTACGTTCAGCGAGTCCTAGCAGTTGTAGCCGCCGATAACCAGATTGTGCCGTATAGGGCTTTCCATGCAGTAGTAAAAGCTCAGTAAAGGAGTGTGTCACTTCGCTTGAACCTGTTAAACTCCCTTCTGGTGCATCAACGGCGTAAGCGGGTAGTATATCCGGCATTCCAAGGGAAGATTGGAGTTTTTTCATCGCTCCCAACATGGCGGAAGGCGCAATACGTAGCTCTTGCTTATAAAAAGCGATCATTGCCAGGCCAGCTTGTACTTTTTCAACAAGTACGCCGTTATTGTTTTTTACTGAATCCCTAAACCGCTCATAAACTTGAACTTCAAAAGAGGGATCTATCCATGCTGCATATCGAATGGCGATAATTTCAACTGCCCAGCTGCCAGATTCAAGTCCACCTTTGATGATATTGACCGAAGCACTCTGCGATGCTTCGCTTACTTTTTGCGCAAAAGTGCTGATACCCTCGCTTCTCAGAAACACAGATGGCCGCTGAGATTCTGTCGCTTTACCTTGTGCAACGGCGGCACGGTGTAGATCATTCAGACAATAACGCCCAAAAGCGTCTTGACGTACAATGGTATTTTCGATAACAACTAATTTAGACATAAAAATATTTCTCCGTAATGAAACGAATTAAGCTATTAACGTGAAAGATTTTGCAGATTGAACCCTAAACCCGTTATACTTACCAAAAAGGAGGGTTCCCTATGGGTCAGGTTGCATTTGATACATTAAAATTTGTTGAAACATTAGAAAAAGAAGGCTTGCCTAAAAATCAGGCTAAAGCCATTTCTTTAGCTGTCCGTGAATCACACGAGGCGGTTGATGTAGCTACTAAAGCTGATATTGCTGACGTTAAACGTGACATAGCTGATGTCAGAAAAGAAATAGCTGATGTCCGTAAAGACTTATCTGCTGAGATGAATTTACGTTTCGAAAGAGTAGACGCACAAATATCTGATGTTCGCAAAGACCTACAACTAGAGATGTCAAGTATTCGAGCTGAACAAAAATTAATCCGCTGGATGTTAGGTGCGGGTATTTTAGGTATTCTCTCTTTAGTGGTGAAAGCTTTTCTGATACCTGCCTTATAACACATATTGCGGGTTATTAGCTCAGTTGGTAGAGCAGTGGACTCTTAATCCATCGGTCGCAGGTTCAAGTCCTGCATAGCCCACCAATTTCACAATGTATCTTCATTAGTCTTCGCTTCTCTCTTTTTAAATAATCATTTTCCTTTGTTAAGCATTGTATGATTGTTTTAAAAGTGCGTGTTTCCATGTCGTCGTCATTCCATATATCAATGCTGCTTAAGTATTTTGCATCGCTCAAATGACGACTACCATTAGTAATCCCAACCAGATTACCCATATTGGGATGCTTTGCCGTTACAATGCGTGGATTGTCCAATCTCATTATGTGTACTCCTTGTTAACATTTGCTGAAAAGTTAGGATGTGTGCCAAGTGCCTCTTGGTGTCCGATTACAGTCATCACGGTCGGGTAAACGCAATCAAACTATATTTAGCTATTTGAAAGATAATTTATAGAATGTTGACTGTCCCGCGAGCGCAGAGCCGCATTCACACATCCTGAAACTAATTTGATTGCCAGATATTTCTGGCGCGTCAGGCTCGCTCCCTCTGTGTAATCCAACAACACACAAAACAGGAATAATGATCACCTTAATAAGACATTGATTATATTATGAATTGTTTATTTATGATTAATAAAAAGAAAGGATTTGATTTTGTGAATTGATTAATTATGCTCCTATCAGATGGAATTCAATGTCTTCAGGTTCGCAGAAGTCGATATTATCATAAATTCCATATTTGCTTGCTATATCAAGAATTGCATCATTCATCTTGCTGGATGTCATTTGTGAATCGATAATTCTTTCAAATTTTTTATAATCTTCTTCGTTCATATCTACTATATAGTTACACTTTGCTCTAACATCAGCAACAATTTGAACCTTAATCGTTTTGTTATTCTCAAACATTAGCAGTTACTCCGAAGTTGAGCTTAGGTTTATTTTTAAACCTTTTAGCAGTGTATAAAGCTATTTCAGGCAAACAGCAATTATCAAATGAGTCATAAACTTTAGTTAGGCGTATTGATATTGCTTTTTCTACACGACTCATCATTTTTCTTTTTAGTGAAAGAATAGGGCGTTTAGGATTTGGAGTTGTTAGTTGGTTAGATTTTTTAGATGGGTTCAACGCTGCTTTCAATGCCAAATTAAGCGCTTTGTTATAGTTATAGGCTGCTCGCTTGGCGCTTCTACGCTCATGTCTACGACAGCGAGCATTATCATAACCATGAAAGTTACACATATTACCTCCTGACAATGGGTTTTGGTGGTGTGTGCCGGAGGTATCCGGATTATATTTACAGTCATATTGGTAGTACCCTGGTGTTGGTTTCAACTTTATGGCTGCAATTTGGTTATTTCACACACCCCAAAACCGACTGTTTGGGTGTTTTATGGTTCGCTTTTTCAGCGAAATGGTGTTAAAGAGCGGTATTGCTTAACTGTCGTCACTTGCCTTCATGTTCATACGCCTCAGGCTGGCTACTTGGCAACGTCTGGTAAAGTTTCAGATAACTCGTGGTATTGTCTGGCGTTTACCTGTTGCAGTGAGTTGATGGGAATGGGTGTAAGTAATTAGCTAACACTTGTCAACTTAAAGTAATCAATTAATGTATGATAAATAAAAAAAGCCGCTTGATGCGGCTTATTATTTAGGAAGTGTATTTATGTGTAAGGGTTAATTATTTTTAATTACATAACGATTGTAGTATTCTTTTAACTCTTTTAAGCGCATTTCAAATGCTGATAGCATATTCAGTTTTTCAGCATTAGGTAATTCTCGAAATAGATCTAAGAGTTTCATTTCATCTTGTGATAATTCGACCAAGTTACTAGCGTCCTCGCCCAATATCCATGCTAATGATACCCCAGTTGCAGATGAAAGTTTTAATGCTGCTTCTTTGCTTATACTGCCGCGCTTGAACCAACCATTAACTGAAGCACGACTTACACCAGTAAGCCTGGCCATGTCAGATTTAGACATATGCCTAGTTTTTAATAATTCATCGAGACGTTGTGTTATCAACGATTCTTTTTCGATATTCATTTTTTTCATAATTAAAGTATAAGCAAGATGCTAACATCACTCAATCTAGCATATTGTTGACATTAGTTAGCTAAATGCTTACAATTGTTAATCTTTCAGAATCAAGGAGTGCTTATGAACGGACTTGATAAAGCCATTAAACAATTTGGAAGCCAGCGAAAATTGGCTATTGCTTTAGGAGTTACACCAGCTTCTTTGAATAGATGGGTCAAAAAGAATGCTGGTAAAGCTCCACCTGAGCGTTTATTACCAATTTATAAACTTACATGCATAACGCCACATGAAATTAGGCCAGATCTTTACCCAAACCCAACAGATGGTATCCCTGCTGATAAGCAAACTACCATGTAAGTAACACCGCTCTTTAACAACCTGGCCTCCCTGAAATTGGGAGATTTTACCTTCCCAGCCCATCGGGAGGGATAACTATTATCTGAAACTTATGGAATTAAGTGTAGGATAAGATTGCTGCAAAGACTATCAAATTGTCAGGCAACTCTTAATTTAGTGGCTCTTGTCCGTGATATTGCAAAGTTTGATGTGTGAGGAAGTAAAGCCGCATTTTTATGTTTCACTGGTTTACTCTGCCCATAACATTTACGACGTACATCACGAATGATAGCTAATTGATAGTCACTTGCTGTAGGGTGAAATTCCTTAATGTGTTCGTAAGATTTGTTGGGATTGAAACGTTTAGAACATACAGGGCATATAGCAGATGTTTTTTTCATAATATTTTTCCTTAACAAATTAGATGAATAAATAATCGTGTTTGTAATGAAAAATGGGTTTTGCCACTTCGGTACATTGTCTCTTGTGAGATACGCCGTCCGCCCGTGCGTTAGAGTGCGCCGTTCACTTTTTTCAATCGCTGGCTGTTTGCCTTCGATGGAGTAAATTTACCATTTACTAAATTTATATGTCAATCATTTAGTTAATAAAAATTCATAAAAAACTAAAGCAACCTGAACAGGCGCTTTAATTTCAATCAATTATAAGAAGTTATTTTTTGAATTTTTTTACTTTTAGAAGTTCATTGAAGAGTTTATTGTAGTTCATTACTTTTTCTTCGAATAGAGAAAGCATTTTCTCTTTTTCTGAGTCTGGTAATTCACGAAATAACGATAGGAGAGTCTGCTCGCGGCGATCTTGGATAATGATAATTGCATCATTGATTTCTTTAGATGGATTGCTCAAATATCCTATTGGCATCCGATAATCATTTTCGATTCTAGCAGCAGCTTTTTCACCAAAAGAGGACTTTCCATTTATCAACTGTGATAAATAGCTTCTATCTTTTTCAGGTAGTGGTTTATCAGAAAACCATTCTTTAAGGCGTTTTCGCCTGATTTCTTTAATATCCATATACATATTTTGATTAGTAAAAACTAAATAAGCAAACAGTTGCTATATTCGTTAGTATTTGGTAAATTTTAAAAAGTGATTAAAAGGAGAATACTATGAAACTTAAGGAATACCTATCAACCTTAAAGCGAGGAGAGGTAAGGCTATTAGCAGAAAAAATAAATGTTTCTCAATCATTTTTATCACAAATGGCCTCTGGTTTGTGCGCAATATCACCCAAACGATGTGTTGAAATTGAGCTAGCCACCTGTGGCAAAGTATCACGCAAAGATTTACGACCTGATGATTGGCATAAGATCTGGCCAGAGCTAATAGCAGCATAAATTAATCTACATTTCACCGAACGATGCGGTATACCATCGGGCGACCGGATAGCGTCCTGCTAAATGGCTGAAGCGGCAAAACCCACTTAATCATCCACAATCTCATTCTATCTATTATTTTTTCACAAACCCCATAGGAATATCGAGGTAGGGAATTTTATTACTTAAGGATTATAACCATGGAAAATTCAAATACTATCAAAATCACCTGCAAACCTGAGCATTTGGAATCTTACTTCTACCAGAAGATGGCATCAGAAGGCGGTAATAACGGGTTTGCTAAATCACTAGGAATCCACCCATCAACAGCGAGTCGGGATAAAACCAGAATATTTAAATTAGCCTGTCAGGTCGTCTCAGAATACGGCTTGCCTAGTCATGTAGTGAGTGTGCCTGGTTCATCGACACAGGAGGTTGTTATTACAAATATATCAGGTGAAGAGATACGCAAGCTGATAGACATGCTGGAGCATCTTAGACTGCCAAAAAAAGAAGCTTCAAGGTTAAAAAACGATGAAGCTTTTGAGAATTGTAATGAGCTTTGTGTTTGATGAAGAAAGTTTAGTATTTCAAGGAGAAGGGAAACGACGAATTTCCCTTTTTTTCTTTCAATTTCAGCGAGGTTATTATGCCAAAAAAACGCCGATTTATCAACAAAAACCATGAAGAAAAAGTCCATCCAGATAGTCCTGATGGGTTATTGGTTGCTGCATCAAAAAAAATAAGCGTTTCGCATATCGATTTGTATCAGAATTCAGAAAGTTACAAGGAGTTAAAAATGGCTGCAACAGTCACCAGTCTTGATGATTACAGAGTTAAAAACGAAGTCAGGGAGAATGCCGTGGCTGAGATTGAAGATGGATATACACGAATAGCGAATGAACTGTATGAGGCACTCATTGGTGCCGATTTAACCAGAAATCAGGCAAAAGTAGCACATGCTGTTTGTCGAAAAACATATGGTTTTCAGAAAAAAATGGATCGCATTTCTGATAGTCAATTAGCTGAGATAACAAAATTACCAAGACAAAAAGTAAACAAAGCAAAGAATGAGTTAATTTCGATGAATATCTTAATTAAATCAGGTAATAAGATTGGTTTAAATAAAATAATTTCTGAGTGGAAAATTCAAGAGTGTCACCAAAATAGTGACAACTTAAGAAATGTCACCAAAACAGTGACAAAAATTGTCACCAAAAGCGTGACAGCGTTGTCACCAAAACAGGGACACACAAAAGAAACTATTACAAAAGAAAATAAATATAATAATACACCCCTTACCCCTCACGAGGTGAAAGGGGGAGAATTGGCTAAACCTGAAAAGCGAAAACCCCAAACACTGAACTACAACGATTATCTGGTTGCCTACAACGAGGAAGTGGGTGACAGACTCCCCCATGCTGTTGAAGCCAATGCCAAGCGTAAAACCCGCTTGAAGAAAATTGTTGGCTTACTGGCTAATTCAAACCTGGAAGGCTGGCGAGCCTATGTCAGAGCGTTTGTTGGTATGGCAAAACCGTTTTACTTTGGTGAGAACAACACAGGCTGGACAGCGGATATTGATTACTTGCTGAGAGAAACCACAGTAACCGGAGTCCGTGAAGGTAAATTTGCCGACAGGGGATGCTAGCATTGCAGATTTTCTCCTCAGATTTAAAAATTCAATCTCAATTTTCTATTCAGATGCCCTCTAAAACGCTCTGTAATCAATTCTGAAAGATTTTCTTGATAAAAACGTATTCAGGTACGTCTAAAAATTTATCGTCGCTCAGAATGCGATACGGCGAGTTTTTCTGTTTTTGGAAAATCTGTGATTAAGGAGATACTCAATTGGTCAACGTCCAACTTGAAGCAAGCGTGATAGGCGGCTTGCTGATTTCAGGTTTAACGCCAGACGCCAGTGATGTGTTGTCAACGCTTGAGCCTAATGCTTTTTCCTCCCATTTCTGTCGTGAAATTTACAAAATAATTCAGTGCCAGGCTAAAACCAGAAACATGATTGATATGGTGATGGTGGCTGAACACATGGGAGAGGGTAATTTCACTCAGGTTATGTCCGTAGCCAAAGATTGCCCCAGTGCAGCCAATCTCAAAGGTTATGCGAAAATGGTTGCTGAGAATTATCAACGACGGGAATTTTTGACAATGATAAATTCGGTCAAGGATGTTGTTGCCAATGGCACTATCCAGTCAGCCACTCAAGCTATCGATGATTTTTTGTCGAAAGCAACAAAATTGCGAACTTCGAATGAAGAAATCAAGCCTGTAAACCTGAAAGAACTCATTAGTGATTATACCGACTTACTGGACAATCGTTTACAAAACGGTGAGCAGTCAAATACCTTAAAAACAGGGATAGGTGAACTGGATGAGATAACAGGGGGTATTAATCCGGTTGATTTAGTGATTGTCGCTGCCAGACCCGGTATGGGGAAAACCGAATTTGCATTGAAGATTGCCAGAAGTGTTGCCAGTCAAGAAATAAGGGACATGAATCAGCGACGGGGTGTGCTAATTTTTTCAATGGAAATGGACTCAAGCCAAATCATTGAAAGACAGATTGCACAAGCGTCAAATCTTCCCGTTTCAATGCTGAGAAATCCCTCAAGATTAGAGCAGGAGCACTGGAATAAGATAACTGGTGCGATTGGTTTGTTGCATGATTTAGATGTTTGGATAGTGGATGCAAGTAAACTTACCATTGAGCAAATAGCCTCTGTTGCCACCAGACAGAAAAAAAAGTATCCCCAGCTCTCGTTAATCATGGTTGATTACCTCGGATTAATTGCATAAACCCAGAGCTGAACGAAATGACCTAGCTATAGCGCATATTTCGGCAAATTTGAAACGGCTGGCTAAAACATTAAAAACGCCCGTAATTTCATTGAGCCAGTTATCAAGAGAGGTTGAAAAGCGGACAAATAAACGTCCTGTTAATGCTGATTTACGGGATTCAGGCAGTGTTGAGCAAGATGCAGACAGTATTATCATGCTGTATCGTGATGGGGTTTATAACGAAAATTCACCCTCAGCGAAGTATGCTGAAATTATCGTAACCAAAAATCGATTTGGCAAAACGGGTACGGTTTATCAGGAGTTTAAAAACGGTCACTTTATCGACACCAATCAACAGGAAGCAGAAAAAATCTCACAATCATCTCATCAACAAAGTTTAAGACACCACGCTCAAGGCGTAACGATTTAATTAGGACACCCCCAATGAAATACCAAATCGAAGCAACCATTGTTAAAAATGGCGGCGAACCCGTGTATTGGCAGCACTATAGTGACAAAGCACTATCAGAACAGGATTGCCTGAAAATCTTATCCCAGCCGTCCATGTTTAGAATGCAATTTAAAGAAATTGATTATTACTGGACGGGAGGCAGTGCTGGAAAGCGTGACAAATTGCCAAAAGTGTTAATAGAAAACTTCACCTGTAATCCGCTAAACCCCACCAAATAAAAATCAAATAGGCAAAAATATGAAAATTCAAAGCAGGGAAAATCGCCGTGAAGGATACCTTTGTGTCCAAAGTGAGGACTTCAATATATTTAACCTCCGAAAAGCGGTTATTTCGGGGAACTGGTCAGTCATTAACAACGGTATCTGTACATTAACGGATTTAGGACTGAGGCACGATGGTAATGGGTTAGTGTGGCTTAATTCGGGGATTTCCGTTCATGAGGCAGATAGTGATACCGGATTCACCGGAGGATATAAAAAATCTTATGAATATCAAGCATCGTTATGCCCAGATAGGCCATTGGAAAATAAGGTTTTTTCACGTGGCGTGCATTCACATAAAGTTGATGATTACTGTCTTTTGATACTTAACCGCTCTGATTCATGGGTTGAATATTGGAATCGTAAAAATGGAAAAGCGTTAAGAACTTTTGCAGTGCAGATATTAACAAATGAAAGACAAGACGCTTTCGATAATTGGGTTATCTATCGACATCCTAGACAACATGATAAATATACAGTAATTAACATTGAACACAATAAGGCATTGGTCAAAGAGTATGTTCGTCATGGCTGGTTATGTGAATCAACCTATGAACTTTCTTTGTTGGTAAAAAGTAATAATGAGTTTAGTCGATTAATGGCACGGCTTGGTTATATTAAAGTTCGTACACGTAAAATTACGGGCCATAAAGAAACATTCTGGGTATACCGAGGTGCAGAGAAGGAAATTAAAGAATCCAAAGCAAGAAAAACGTTATGTCCATCTAATGCATTGATATATAAGGATAATAATAAATTTGTGCAGTATGCAAAACAACCAATGAAAGCTTTTAAACACATCCTTGTCGATGGTGAATACCGCTATGTTTATGAAGACCACATCCACTTTTTGACGAAAAAGCGTCAACGAATAGCAGGTAAACAGTTAACCGGTTATACCGCTAAAGGGGTGGAGATGAGAGAGATTAAGCTATGAATGAAAACTTATAACATCACCGTTCCTTTCCCACCTTCTGTCAATCACTACTGGTATCACGCCAAACACAAACACTTCATCACCGCAAAAGGCAGATTATACCGTCAGTCGGTAGTCGCTGAAATAATGCGTCAAAAGCTTTGTAAGCGATTATCTCAACGTTTAGGGATCGAGATAGGAGTGCATCCGGCTGACCGTCGTAAGCGAGATTTAGATAACCTGATGAAAGCACCGATTGATGCACTCTGCCATGGTGGTTTGATAATTGATGATTCTCAGATAGATGTGTTGCACGTTGAGCGCAAGGAAATCATTAAGGGCGGAAAACTGGTTATCACCATTTGGGAAATAGCGTAATCAAGAAACCAGCATTCAAAGCAGGGCATTATGGTTAATACCCATGCCCCTATTCATATTTTATTGCCGGAGGGGAGATGAGTAGGCACGTAAAAGATTTACTCGAAGGATGGGGAAACTGGAGCATGAGCCGAATTGGAACCGAATACAAAGGTATGTCTACCATTGCTCCTGTTAAATTCGATGATGACAGACCCTGGCTAAGCGATGAGGAAGGCGAAATAGTTGATAAAGCAGTAGCCGGATTAAAAAAATATGATATCGATGGATATAACATTATTTGTTTACATTATCAGCATCATATTTCATGTCGGATGATAGCTAAAAACTGGAAGAAAAGACCTGACTATATCACCGCTTACATGGGTAGGGCTGAATCCTACATAGCTGGCACTGTTCACACACTCCTTAAAGCAACAAATTGACAACACCGTATAGACTATCGTATGCTGACCGTACTGAACTAATGTGCGGCAAACCGCACCCGATAACCATGCGGCTTTTTTACGCCTGTTATACGGCGTAATTGCATCCAGATAATGATCGGGTGGAGAGGCGTAATACAAAACCCAAAAGGGGAATATGCCCAGAGCTTCACATTAGGCTCAGTTAACACCCGATCGCCACTATTAACTGGCGTATTTTGACTAAACTAATGTGGAGGCCGAATATGGCTACTCAAATCACCGTAGAAACTATCCCAACCATAACTCATAATGAGGTTCCAGTTGTGACAACTGAACTTTTGGCTTGGCTTTATGGTACAGAAACAAATAATATCAAAGTTAATCATTCACGTAATTCAGATAGATTTGTTGAAGGAAAACACTATTTCAAATTGGAAGGGCCGGAATTACGAGAATTTAAGCACAAGGTTACCCAAAGTAACTCTGTGAAAATTGCACCTAATGTTCGTAGCCTCATGCTTTGGACAGAACGTGGAGCCGCAAGACATGCTAAAATGCTTGAAACTGATCAAGCATGGGAAATCTTCGAGCAATTAGAAGATTACTATTTTCATGCAGAAAGAACATTTAATACACCTAAACACCATCCAGAAGCGAGAGAACTATTAACCGCAGATGACACGTCACATCTTTCTCGTCTTATCTGGACGATGGCTAACGGCTTCCGATTTGAGCGTTCGTGGACGCAAGGTATCTGGTATGCTTTACGTCATGCAACAGGGGTAGAGTCACCACAAAATTTTGAAGTTAACCAGATACCGATAATCGCAAAAGAATGCGAAAAGATTTATAACTTCACCAATGGCGTTAAAGAAGCGATTTATGAGGCTGAGAAACAGGCCGTAAGGCGAGTACTCCGCAAACGTGAGGATGCAGACAAGGTATTAGCTGAAATGAAACAATTGCTTGAAGAGAGTAATCAGGAGCATACTCTTGTTTTGACCGATACATTAACACGCTGGCAACAAGCAGAGATACAGCAATTTTTACAGCGACGTTAAATACTGATCAAATCCTCAGTAAAATGCTTGACTGTCCGTACATCCGTACAGTATTATATGTTACAGTAGCGCATAGCTATTGAGTTAGCGCTTAAACATATATTAGAACCCCACTTTTGTGGGGTTTTTTGTTGTTTCATTGACTTAATAATTATATCTTGTTAACGCACTACTTTTTATAAGCTCGTAGGGTACATATAAGGTAATTAAGTGTATTAGTCTTAACTTAATCCGACAATTCTGATTTAAAAAAGAGCGTTACCGGTTTTAATTAACATCATTAGATAATTAAATAAAAGGTAATTCTATGTATCAAGCAAATAATCCTATCATCAAACATAAAGTCGGGTTACTTAACCTCGCTGAAGAGCTTAATAACGTCTCAAAAGCCTGTAAGATTATGGGGGTATCCCGAGATACGTTTTATCGCTACCAGGAACTTGTTAACGATGGTGGGATAGACGCTTTAATTAATCAAAATCGACGGGTGCCTAACGTAAAAAATAGAGTAGATGAACAGATTGAAAGCGCTGTAGTCGAGTATGCGATTGAATACCCTGCACACGGTCAACACCGCAGTAGTAATGAACTAAGAAAAAAAGGCATTTTTGTTTCGGGGAGTGGCGTTCGCTCTATTTGGCTGCGCCATAATCTCGAAAATTTTACAAAACGCCTAAAAGCGCTTGAAGATAAAATCGCAACAGAAGGAATTATCCTGTCAGAATCACAAATCAGTGCTCTAGAAAAGAAAGCGCAAGATGATGAAGCCTGTGGTGAGATTGAAACAGCGCATCCAGGTTATCTGGGTTCACAAGATACTTTTTATGTCGGTCATTTAAAAGGCGTTGGTCGTGTTTATCAACAAACTTACATTGATACTTACAGTAAAGTCGTTCATTGTAAGCTTTACACAACAAAAAGCGCGATAACGGCGGCAGATTTATTAAATGACAAGGTTCTCCCTTTTTATTCCCAGCATGGGTTACCGGTGTTACGTATACTGACGGACAGAGGCAGTGAGTATTGTGGTAAAGTTGAACATCACGATTATCAACTTTATCTCGCTATCAATGATATTGATCATACAAAAACTAAAGCTCGTTCACCTCAAACTAATGGGATTTGTGAACGCTTTCATAAAACTGTATTACAAGAGTTCTATCAGGTGGCTTTTCGTAAGAAAATCTATAGGGCTTTAAATGAATTACAAGCTGATTTAGATAAATGGTTAGCGGAATATAATAACCAACGCACTCATCAAGGAAAAATGTGTTGCGGTCGAACTCCTATGGCAACTTTACACGATGGAAAACAACTTTGGCGAGAGAAAGATTTAAATCAAATTTAACCTGACAGGTACTGTATAAATAACCGGCAACTGTCAGATCAAGTCTGAGCTACTACAAATTAAGGCAGTAGTGCATAGCCCCATGTGAAAGCGTGGGGTTTTTCGTTTACGCCACCGCAATACTCACAAGCCATTAAACATAAACGGGTAAGGCGGTTGGCTCCCCTGTTTAATTTAAAGCAATGGAACCCTCAAAGGTAGGGTATATGCGCATGTCTGAAAAATACTCAACACCTGCCGCCTATCTGTGGGGCATCATGACCACCATCGGGGGAGTCATGACAACGATTTTTGATTTTTTTACCCTTGAGCAGTGGGTAGCTGTGATGGGTATTGTCTGCACGATAGGGACATTTTTTATCAACGTGTACTACCGCAAAAAGGAGTACAGACTCAAGGAACGTCAGTATGAAGATACCGAAAAAAATATTGATGGCAACGGGCGGTAGTGCGTTGTTTTTAGCCTCAACGATGATAACGCATTTTGAAGGATTAAAATTTAAACCTTACTTCGATGGAGGTGGTGTACTCTCTGTTTGTTATGGTCATACAGGCAAGGATATTGTGCGTAACCGGATGTACACGCAAGAAGACTGCGATAAGTGGCTTAATGACGATTTAAAAGCCGTTAAACGTTATGTTGACCCGTTGATTAAGGTCAATATCAACACGCTAACACAGGCAGCCCTTTACTCATTTGCTTATAACGTGGGCGTGGGCAATTTTGCCAAATCGACCTTGCTCAAAAAGCTCAACGACAATGACCGAAAAGGGGCATGTGATGAGATGAAGCGGTGGGTTTATGTGAAAGGCGAAGTTTGGAAAGGGCTAATTACCCGTCGGGAAATTGAGAGCGTAATATGTTATGGCGACCTTACACATTTATCGTAGTGATTGTTGCTGCATTGATTTTATCACTCATTTTCATCAACTTTCGTTACCAAATCGTCAAGCAAGATTACCAAACGTTAAAACAGCAATATCGCGCACAAATTGAAGCCGTGAAATTACAGCAGCAAAAGATTGATTCTTTGCACCAACTCGATATTCAACACACGGAGAAATTAAATAATGCCAAAGCTGAAATTGCTAAGCTCAATGATGCTGTTCGTGCTGGCACTAAGCAGTTGCACGTCAATGCCGTGTGTCCAATACCCAAAACCGCTACCACCCAGAGCCGACATAATGAAGCCACCCCACAACTTAGTAAGGCAGCTCGAGAAGATTATTTCCGTCTCAGAGCGATGATAGCTGAGAACGAAAAGCAGACGGAATATCTACAGCAGTACATCAAAACACAGTGTCACTGAATCGGTCATTGGCACGTTCAAATCTTAACAATCTCAGCGCCACGCACGCGCATCAATAAAACACAGAACCTTATAGAAAGTCGAGCCTGAAGAACGCCGTTTAAAATGGTGCTTTTCTGTGGGCGGCTGTTCTGTGCGCGCAGGTTCGATTTTCTATAAGGAAAAGTACGATGAAATTAGTAACAACTAAAAATGACAATTTTTTAGTAACAGAAATGCCAACAATGACCAGTCTGGAAATGGTGGATTACATTAATGCTGACCGGAAATCAAAAGCGGAAGCAGAAGCATTAACGTTTCCTTGCAAAAAATATCGTAAATTACAGCACAATAATTTTATGGCAAAAGTACCCAAAGTTCTTGGAGAAACATCTGCTAAATTTTTAGCTGATGATATTTTCACCACTGGAAACGGTGCCCAGTCTATTCGAAAAATTTACCGATTTCCAAAACGTGAAGCCTGTCTAATGGCAATGAGCTACAGCTATGAGTTGCAGGCTAAAATCTATGACTACATGACGGAGTTGGAAGAAAATAAAGGATTAGCTTTTACTATTGAGCAATTACAAAATATTGTTGCTACAGCCAGAAAAGAGTCTGATAAAGACTCTTCGGATGCTGGTCGTCGATTACGTAAGCGTCAAGATGATTTACCCATTCTTAAAAAAGCTGAAAAAACAGTAATGGAGTTATCTCAAATCCCCCTTGATTTAATTGGTGGGAGCATGAGGTTAGAAGGATGACTCCTGAGCAATTCATCGAAGCCAATGTTAAGGCCGAGTTAATCAAGCTCGGCTTTTCTTCTTCTGTCGCTAGCTTAGCCACAAGTGAAGCTATCCGGTATTACCGCAAACAGCCAGCTAGCAGACGAGGAAAGATGATAGCGGATTGTCTCAATCAGGCTAAACGATGGGCGAAGAGTGCGGCTAAAAATAAACATTAAGTAAGGTAGCTATTATGACTCTCACAGATAAACAGGAAGCCTTTTGTCGAGAGTATCTGATTGATTTAAACGCAACACAGGCTGTAGTAGCTCAGACTTAATCTGACAGTTACCGGTTATTTATACAGTACCTGTCAGGTTAAATTTGATTTAAATCTTTCTCTCGCCAAAGTTGTTTTCCATCGTGTAAAGTTGCCATAGGAGTTCGACCGCAACACATTTTTCCTTGATGAGTGCGTTGGTTATTATATTCCGCTAACCATTTATCTAAATCAGCTTGTAATTCATTTAAAGCCCTATAGATTTTCTTACGAAAAGCCACCTGATAGAACTCTTGTAATACAGTTTTATGAAAGCGTTCACAAATCCCATTAGTTTGAGGTGAACGAGCTTTAGTTTTTGTATGATCAATATCATTGATAGCGAGATAAAGTTGATAATCGTGATGTTCAACTTTACCACAATACTCACTGCCTCTGTCCGTCAGTATACGTAACACCGGTAACCCATGCTGGGAATAAAAAGGGAGAACCTTGTCATTTAATAAATCTGCCGCCGTTATCGCGCTTTTTGTTGTGTAAAGCTTACAATGAACGACTTTACTGTAAGTATCAATGTAAGTTTGTTGATAAACACGACCAACGCCTTTTAAATGACCGACATAAAAAGTATCTTGTGAACCCAGATAACCTGGATGCGCTGTTTCAATCTCACCACAGGCTTCATCATCTTGCGCTTTCTTTTCTAGAGCACTGATTTGTGATTCTGACAGGATAATTCCTTCTGTTGCGATTTTATCTTCAAGCGCTTTTAGGCGTTTTGTAAAATTTTCGAGATTATGGCGCAGCCAAATAGAGCGAACGCCACTCCCCGAAACAAAAATGCCTTTTTTTCTTAGTTCATTACTACTGCGGTGTTGACCGTGTGCAGGGTATTCAATCGCATACTCGACTACAGCGCTTTCAATCTGTTCATCTACTCTATTTTTTACGTTAGGCACCCGTCGATTTTGATTAATTAAAGCGTCTATCCCACCATCGTTAACAAGTTCCTGGTAGCGATAAAACGTATCTCGGGATACCCCCATAATCTTACAGGCTTTTGAGACGTTATTAAGCTCTTCAGCGAGGTTAAGTAACCCGACTTTATGTTTGATGATAGGATTATTTGTTTGATACATAGAATTACCTTTTATTTAATTATCTAATGATGTTAATTAAAACCGGTAACGCTCTTTTTTAAATCAGAATTGTCGGATTAAGTTAAGACTAATACATTTTATTAGCATTATTGACTAATAAGAATGGATAATTTTCCAAGTCCTTTTGGCGTAATTCTTACCTGTTCAGTTAACTTCTCCGAACCGTCATTTCTAGCAACGACAGTCACTTTGTGCTCGATTAAATCCTGCTTGATTTTATCCTGATAGCCAACCCAACTTTTTCCACCAACACGCCGATAAATCCAATCATGTCCTTGTAACCATGAAAAAAGTGCTTTGGGTTTCATTTGGAGTGATTTTGCCGCATCAGTAATACAAAGCGAGCCTTCTGAATAGCTGATTCGTTTTAGTGCTTCAACTTGCGGTTTCATCTCATCGACTTTGTGTTCAAGCGCAATAACTTTTTCGGTGTAATTAAGCAACAATCCTCTCATCGCTGATGGGTCATTTAATATCTTAACCGGACTAACGGCTTCTAATGCTTTTCTTTCACATTCAATAAAGTAAAGTCTTGCCTGTTTCCCTTTTTCGTTGCGCTCAACCATGGATAACTCTTTCGCCATGTCGATACTGATGCAGTAGTCTTTCATAGGCCGTTGTCGAGATTTTGCACTACTCAAATTTGAGTAGCTCAAATTTTCAACAATAATATAGTCAATATTCTCTTCAAAACTATATTCTGTTATACGTCTGTTTATCCAATCATTAAATCGCGTGGTAATTTCCAAAAACGCATGTAGATCACGCGCATTGACGGTCTGGATTAATTCACCATTGATGTTTTTTGTTTCGATGTTTATTAAATTTGACATAAAGGTATCTCTCAATAGTTAAATTGATGAATGATTACCCCTGTAAAAAGGGGCGTTAGGATTATTTAGTTACGTTGGAGGAAGCGATTGACGTTCGCCTGTTGCCATCTTTCAAGGGATTGAGTCATGACGCTATCGTGTTCGTGAGTGCTGGATTCTAACAGTTGCTGCATTTCACGAAGTACGGTCTCGACATCGTCTTTATGACGAAGTAAACGACGGATAACTTGTTTTTCAGCATCAAAAATAGCTGATTTGAGCGTGTTAGTCATGCCGTAAATCCGGCGGCATTCTTCTGCAATTATTGCGATTTGATTAACTTCGAAATGTTGAGGCGATGCGATTCCTGTCGCATGACGTAGCGCATACCAGATACCTTGCGTCCATGCTCTCTCAAATCTAAATCCATTCGCCATGCTCCAGACAAGATGAGCCAAATTGCGAGTATCGTTGTCGGTTAGAAATTCGGTTGCTTCGGGTCTGGGTTGAGGATTGTCAACTTCCTTGTCTAATATATCGAGCACCCATTTTCTGAATTCTTTGGCTACTGGAGTACGGGCGAACATTGCAACAAGATGAGCACCTCGTAGGGAGAAAATGCGAGTCTTGTTACGGGATTTTCCTAAGGTGGTTGAATCGACCACCTTAGACATGCAAACAGTAAATTCATCTTTATTATTGTTGTATAGACCTGTTACCGCTTTTGGATCCGCATATTCGAGAGCCTTAGCAAGTTGAGCCGAAGTTAACCAAATTTTACAATGATGAGTTATAGGTGAAAAAGTATAGTTACGGAAAGTTAAAGTGGTCATAGTGACCTCCAATGGTTGTATTCTAAATTATTTGTATTAGTCTTAACTTAATCCGACAATTCTGATTTAAAAAAGAGCGTTACCGGTTTTAATTAACATCATTAGATAATTAAATAAAAGGTAATTCTATGTATCAAACAAATAATCCTATCACCAAACATAAAGTCGGGTTACTTAACCTCGCTGAAGAGCTTAATAACGTCTCAAAAGCCTGTAAGATTATGGGGGTATCCCGAGATACGTTTTATCGCTACCAGGAACTTGTTAACGATGGTGGGATAGACGCTTTAATTAATCAAAATCGACGGGTGCCTAACGTAAAAAATAGAGTAGATGAACAGATTGAAAGCGCTGTAGTCGAGTATGCGATTGAATACCCTGCACACGGTCAACACCGCAGTAGTAATGAACTAAGAAAAAAAGGCATTTTTGTTTCGGGGAGTGGCGTTCGCTCTATTTGGCTGCGCCATAATCTCGAAAATTTTACAAAACGCCTAAAAGCGCTTGAAGATAAAATCGCAACAGAAGGAATTATCCTGTCAGAATCACAAATCAGTGCTCTAGAAAAGAAAGCGCAAGATGATGAAGCCTGTGGTGAGATTGAAACAGCGCATCCAGGTTATCTGGGTTCACAAGATACTTTTTATGTCGGTCATTTAAAAGGCGTTGGTCGTGTTTATCAACAAACTTACATTGATACTTACAGTAAAGTCGTTCATTGTAAGCTTTACACAACAAAAAGCGCGATAACGGCGGCAGATTTATTAAATGACAAGGTTCTCCCTTTTTATTCCCAGCATGGGTTACCGGTGTTACGTATACTGACGGACAGAGGCAGTGAGTATTGTGGTAAAGTTGAACATCACGATTATCAACTTTATCTCGCTATCAATGATATTGATCATACAAAAACTAAAGCTCGTTCACCTCAAACTAATGGGATTTGTGAACGCTTTCATAAAACTGTATTACAAGAGTTCTATCAGGTGGCTTTTCGTAAGAAAATCTATAGGGCTTTAAATGAATTACAAGCTGATTTAGATAAATGGTTAGCGGAATATAATAACCAACGCACTCATCAAGGAAAAATGTGTTGCGGTCGAACTCCTATGGCAACTTTACACGATGGAAAACAACTTTGGAGAGAGAAAGATTTAAATCAAATTTAACCTGACAGGTACTGTATAAATAACCGGTAACTGTCAGATTAAGTCTGAGCTACTACAAAGTCCATCATCATTAACCAAACCATCAGGACTTGCCCCAAATAGCGCAATAGACGGGTGGGGGATAAAGCCCACTTCGGTGACCGTGACATCAAACTCATTGAGGCAATATCGCGCTCTAGCTTGTGGTTCAAGGGCAATGCCCCGTTCAATGGCCTGATTGGTTTTAATTTCTTCTCGTCGTCCGGTAAGGGTTTCACAAACTAATTGCATGAGGTAGTTTCGTTGCGTTGTTCCCCTGCCTTTGGATAACACCTTGTGTAAATTGCTGGCGGTGACTTTCCCAAGTCTTGCCTGAAACCATTCGTCCGTTTTCTGCTTCATGATTAGCCTCGTTTTTCATTGCAATATTGCGATAAATAGCCATTTTATTTTCTTCGCCAATGATATCCGTCTCTTCTGGTGTTAATTTCAGCCAATGGGATTTCATTGATTCAATACCGCCTTTTGCTGATGTTTCTAATTCCTGGATTAATTGTTCGTAACGGGCTTTTTGTTGTGCGGCTTCTTTCTGTATTACAATTTTTTCCTGTTCAGGCAAGTCTTCTCCGGCATAGATATAAAATCCTAATCCAAACATTGAAATAGCCTTGGTGAGACAGCGCATGAGCGTTTTATTGATATCAACGGCATTAGGGTTAGAAATAGCCTGATTCCGGTAATCCATAACGGGTAACCACATTTTTCGGGGAAACTCATTATTTCCTTGTTTAACCGTGAGTGTTAACGACACCATCGCACTGCCATCATTGTTATAGCTAATGGCATCAATGACATAGTAGGATTCTGGATAATGTGCCATTAATACGCCCCATGCCCAAGCCCATGAGAGATAAGAAAGGCCGTTTTTCTTTTCAACTTTATCGTTAACATTAATCACCGACAGCGTTTCCCAAACCTGTTGTTGAAAACTTCTCTCTTTTTCGGTATGTTGTGTTTCGCTCATAGATATTTCCTCTTAGGTGCTCGAAGTGCTTTGTACTGATGGATGTTCTCATTTTTGAAATGGTTAAACAGCGCCTTCCAGATATCGTCAAAATCCTCAATACTGAGTTTTCGCATCACTGAGGAAGGTAGGCAGTCATAAATAGGCTGGACAAGTTCGCTGATTTCGTCGTCCAGCCTGTCTTCCCAATAAGCAATTTCTTGCTGTTGTTCGTACCAGTAATCTTGCATGGCGTAAGGGTTCATTTGACCTCCTCGAACTGAAATAGCATCCTGTTTTTTCTGGTTTTAATCTCCGCGACTAATAACTCGATTTCATTTTGTGAAAAGGACGAATCCAGTAGCAGAGTGATAATTTTTTCTTTAAGATGGCGTTTTTTCGCCTTTTCAGATTTAAGGGGCATGATGATTTTTTCCATAAGCTTTTAGTTGCAGTGATAAAGCGATTAGCCATATATCTTGTCGTTGGGTATCAATCGCTAACTTTGCTGCCTGTCTTGCCAGCGCTAGCAGGATGTTGTCTTTGTTCATCGTTACCCCTTATGCCACCTGACTATATTTGTCGTGAGTGAATTCGCCGTTCCAGTCTTTCTTCATCGGTAGCTTACTTTTGAGGTATTGGTTATATAGCCATGAAGCCCCCTTTTTTAGCAGAACGATTTTATAACACTGGTGTTTCCCGTAATCGTTTGTCATGATGAAGGGTGATTCGGTTAGATAGGTATCTCTCGCATAAGAATGAACACGCCAGACATGAGCCTTGCTGATATCCTTTTCTGCATCGTAGAGAAAATGACGCGATTCCAGAAAAAGGTTGACCTGGTTAATATTTACGCCATTAAGCTGCTTGCAGAATTGAACAGGTGTCATACCAATCTGAAACAGGTTTTTTAGGCTATCGATTTCGGTTTCAAGCTGTTGAACCTGTACCCCTAACAGTTGAACTTTTTTATGCTGCTCAGCCCATGCAATTGCAGATTCAGCAGGGTCAATGAAATTAGGTAAGCCTAAAGTTGTTGGGTTATTGGGTAATTGTGATTGTAAAATTCGTCTTTCGCATTCAATGAAGTACTGTCTGGCCTGTTTCCCTTTTTCGTTGCGTTCAACCATGGATAGTTCTTTCGCCATATCGAGGGAGATGTGGTATTCCTTTGCTGGACGACCGCCATTTGGGGTTTTTGATAAATTTATCAAAAAGTCCTGATGTTCAATAAAACCGTATTGTTGGATGCGGTCTTTTATCCAATTAGCAAACTCCTGCTTGCTTTCCAAAAATGAATGTAAATCACGGGTATTAACAGTCTGGATTAATTCACCATTGATGTTTTTTGTTTCGATGTTGATTAAATTTGACATAAGGATATCCCTCAAAGTTAATTGATGAATGAATATTGGTATTTATTAATGTGGTGCACGCTTCCGTTTGAAACGGAGACGTGCTCGAGGAAAATTAAGCTATTCTGATAGTTTTTTGATTAATTCATCTTTATGAATAATCATATAACCCGCGCGACGGCCAATTTCAAACAATGACTCTAGTGATGCAACATATTCATTGTCATGAATGACTCTTGCGCTATCTACTTTACCATTTGGAAGTAAGGTGAGAAGAACTTTATTTGTTGCTCCGGTTACAGCGATAGAATTGTGTAATTCAGCTTCCATGCGATTAAAGGTATTGATGTAGTTTATTTTCCATTTTAAAGCTTTTTTACCCGTGAAGCCCATCGCGATCAAAACGAATGCATCTCGGGTAAGTTCGTAGTAGGGAGTTTTTCGTAGTGCTCCATTTGCAACTTCGATCTCTAAGAACATCTCGTTAAAATTAACGACATGATACTCATCATCACATTCAGAAATTGTTGATCGAATTTTCTTGAGTACGTTGTCGTGAGTTTTTTGGAAGTATTCAGCAATAGCAATTGATGTTGTTACTGTTTTACCATTATTAATGTATACGTTTGGAGATGCCGTTGAAGCATCAATGGATAGTTTTGGAGTGGTCATTTTTATGTCCTCGTTGATTTATTAAAACCCACTGTTCAGATGGGCGGTCGGGTACTTGAACACCGCAACGAGACGGCCAACAGTTTTCCCCTTTTCAGGGTTTTGTATATTCTGTTCACTACCCGACCATAATCTATGGACGTAAAAAAACCGCTAAACTGTCGGGTGCGGATATCCGCTCGTTGAAGGTGTGTTCAGCACCTGATATAGAATATAGCGCATGATTTCTTTTTTCGTCAATGGTTTATTATGCTGCAATTCCGTTCATCATGAGACCTAACAATCTATGAAATTGGTTATCATAAAAATGAGGCTGAGTCTGACGAGGATGATTTGGGTCTGTTAGGTTTTTGCCAAACTGTAATCCTTTTTCTGTCAGTGACCAGAATAATTTTTCTTTATCAGGATGTTTGCTACTTGGACGTGATTTACGCTCAACAATACCTAATAATTACAGACGTTTAAAGCCAGATGGTGGGCTGTAAGGCTTGCCATGCAGTATAAAAGCTCCGTAAAAGAGTGCGTCACTTCGCTTGAACCCGTTAAACTCCCTTCTGGTGCATCAACAGCATAAGCGGGAAGGATATCCGGCATACCAAGTGAATTTTGTAGCTTTTTCATTGCACCAAGCATACCAGAAGGTGCGATACGCAATTCTTGTTTGCAGAATGCCAGCATTGCTAATCCAGCCTGAACTTTATCGGTTAGTGGTTGGATAGGTGTAGAAATAACTTCATCAAACGTCCGGATAACTTTGAGATGGAAAGCTGCACTAATCCACATGGCATAAGCATAAACCAGTTCTTTAGCAACGTAGGTTCCCTGCTCTGTACCTCCTTTAATAACCGATGGGGGAATTCCACCATCGCTTACGAATTGAGCAACTAATTCTTGAGTCTTATCATTGGCGAGCCAATACTTAGGTCTATCCTTTTCTAATTCTCCTGCGGCTTTATGTAAATCATTCAGACAATAACGCCCGAAAGCGTTTTGATGAACAACGGTATTTTCAATAACAACTAATTTAGACATAACGGTTTCTCCGTGAGTAAACGAATTAAGGTATTAACGTGAAAGATTTTGCAGATTGCAGACTAAACCCGTTATACTTACCAAAAAGGAGGATTTCCTATGGGTCAGGTTGCATTTGATACACTACAGGCATCAGAAGAGCTTCAAACGGCTGGACTTACTAGTCAGCAAGCTAAAGCTATTTCACTTGTTGTACGTAGATCGCATGAAGTTGCGGATGTAGCAACTAAAGCTGATATTGCTGACGTTAAACGTGACATAGCTGATGTCCGTAAGGACTTATCTGCTGAAATAACCAATGTTCGTAAAGACATGGAAATAGTCCGTAAAGACCTACAACTTGAAATGTCTGGTATTCGTGCTGAACAAAAGTTAATTCGCTGGATGTTAGGTGCGGGTATTTTAGGTATTCTCTCTCTGGTGGTTAAAGCTTTCTTGATGCCCGCACTATAATTAACATTGGGCTGTTAGCTGAATGGTAGAGCAGTAGATAAAATTTACTTATTGCAGGTTCAAGTCCTGCACAGCCCGCCAATTTCACGATATATCTTCATCAGTCTTAAATTCTCTTTTTTAAGACGCTTATTTTCTTTTGTTAAGCACTGTATAATTTCTTTGAAAGTTTTTGTTTCCATGTCGTCGTCATTCCATATATCAATGCTGCTTAAGTATTTTGCATCGCTCAAATGACGACTACCATTAGTAATCCCAACCAGATTACCCATATTGGGATGCTTTGCCGTTACAATGCGTGGATTGTCCAATCTCATTATGTGTACTCCTTGTTAACATTTGCTGAAAAGTTAGGATGTGTGCCAAGTGCCTCTTGGTGTCCGATTACAGTCATCACGGTCGGGTAAACGCAATCAAACTATATTTAGCTATTTGAAAGATAATTTATAGAATGTTGACTGTCCCGCGAGCGCAGAGCCGCATTCACACATCCTGAAACTAATTTGATTGCCAGATATTTCTGGCGCGTCAGGCTCGCTCCCTCTGTGTAATCCAACAACACACAAAACAGGAATAATGATCACCTTAATAAGACATTGATTATATTATGAATTGTTTATTTATGATTAATAAAAAGAAAGGATTTGATTTTGTGAATTGATTAATTATGCTCCTATCAGATGGAATTCAATGTCTTCAGGTTCGCAGAAGTCGATATTATCATAAATTCCATATTTGCTTGCTATATCAAGAATTGCATCATTCATCTTGCTGGATGTCATTTGTGAATCGATAATTCTTTCAAATTTTTTATAATCTTCTTCGTTCATATCTACTATATAGTTACACTTTGCTCTAACATCAGCAACAATTTGAACCTTAATCGTTTTGTTATTCTCAAACATTAGCAGTTACTCCGAAGTTGAGCTTAGGTTTATTTTTAAACCTTTTAGCAGTGTATAAAGCTATTTCAGGCAAACAGCAATTATCAAATGAGTCATAAACTTTAGTTAGGCGTATTGATATTGCTTTTTCTACACGACTCATCATTTTTCTTTTTAGTGAAAGAACAGGGCGTTTAGGATTTGGAGTTGTTAGTTGGTTAGATTTTTTAGATGGGTTTAACGCTGCTTTCAATGCCAAATTAAGCGCTTTGTTATAGTTATAGGCTGCTCGCTTGGCGCTTCTACGCTCATGTCTACGACAGCGAGCATTATCATAACCATGAAAGTTACACATATTACCTCCTGACAATGGGTTTTGGTGGTGTGTGCCGGAGGTATCCGGATTATATTTACAGTCATATTGGTAGTACCCTGGTGTTGGTTTCAACTTTATGGCTGCAATTTGGTTATTTCACACACCCCAAAACCGACTGTTTGGGTGTTTTATGGTTCGCTTTTTCAGCGAAATGGTGTTAAAGAGCGGTATTGCTTAACTGTCGTCACTTGCCTTCATGTTCATACGCCTTCGGCTGGCTACTTAGCAGCGTCTGGCAAAGTTTCAGATAACTCGTGGTATTGTCTTGCGTTTGCCTGTTGCAGTGAGTTGATGGAAATAATCTACAAATTAAAATTTAAATTGTCAATAAAAATTAAAATTTAATTTGTAACTTTGGTTGGTAAAATTTGATATTCCTATAAAATAGGATAAAATAATGGAGGAGTTAGACTATATTCTTCTTTTGATTTAAAAGTTCAGCTATTTTCTTTTCATAAAAGCTTTTTTTAATTTCCAACTCTTTTAGAATCAGATTTACATCACTTTCAGGAAGAGCTTCAAATAGTTCAAGTATTAGCTTTTGTTTTTCTGTAAGTGTATTTTTCTCTTTACGAAAAGTTTCATAACTTTTTTTTTCTTGATTTTGTAATTGATGAGAGAAAAACCAATCTAAAGGTTTTCCTGTTACTTCAGATAATTTCTCAAGTTTATCCATCCTAGGTATTACATTTTTTAACCAGCCTTGAACGGATTGAGGCTTAACTCCCATTCTGCGAGCTAATTCTGATTGATTCCAGCCTAGTTCATCTAACACTTGCTGGAGTCTTTTAGGAAAACTCATACTTTTATCCATTAAATAGTTATTACTATTAAAGCATACAAAATTTTTTTGTTATTAACATTGCAAATATAATTTGAAATTTAAAATTAAATCTGTAATATCAGTAAGCTCAAGTTAGAGGAGATCGTATGGACATAGATCTACAAAATAAAATATTTGCTATCACAACTCAGTCTGAGTTAGGTCGTAAATTGGGTAAACGTCCCCAAACAATTAGTGTTTGGTTTAGAAATCGTGTTCCTGCTGAATGCGTTTTTTCAATGGCTAAAGTTTTAGGGTGGTAGATCACACCTCACGAGCTACGCCCCGATCTTTACCCAAACCCAACAGATGGTATCCCTGCTGATAAGCAAACTACCATGTAAGTAACACCGCTCTTTAACAACCTGGCCTCCCTGAAATTGGGAGATTATTAAATTCCCAGCCCATCGGGAGGGATAACTATTATCTGAAACTTATGGAATTAAGTGTAGGATAAGATTGCTGCAAAGACTATCAAATTGTCAGGCAACTCTTAATTTAGTGGCTCTTGTCCGTGATATTGCAAAGTTTGATGTGTGAGGAAGTAAAGCCGCATTTTTATGTTTCACTGGTTTACTCTGCCCATAACATTTACGACGTACATCACGAATGATAGCTAATTGATAGTCACTTGCTGTAGGGTGAAATTCCTTAATGTGTTCGTAAGATTTGTTGGGATTGAAACGTTTAGAACATACAGGGCATATAGCAGATGTTTTTTTCATAATATTTTTCCTTAACAAATTAGATGAATAAATAATCGTGTTTGTAATGAAAAATGGGTTTTGCCACTTCGGTACATTGTCTCTTGTGAGATACGCCGTCCGCCCGTGCGTTAGAGTGCTCCGTTCACTTTTTTCAATCTCAGGCTGATTACCTTCGATGAAGTAAGTTTATTAAACTATAAACTTTTAGTCAATTAAAAATAGAACATTTTTTTAATTAATGCTCTATGCGATTGATTTAAAAGTATTTATTTTTTGGTTAAGGGAGGGTGATTATTACGTTTTTCTAATAACTCAGCAAAAATCAAATCATAGTGAGCTTTTCTGGATTTCATTTCATTCAGAAATTGTTTTGCGTCTTCTGAGGGGAGATTATCGAATAACTCTAATATTTCAATTTGTTGATTTGTAAGTTTTTTATATTTATTTTTGATTATATCATCAAAGGACTCCGAATCTAAATAGCCATTAGGCATGCCGTACGTACTTTCAATACGTCTTGCTGCTTTTTCTCCAAAAGAAGTCTTGCCGTTTATCAGCTGCGATAAATAACTTTTTTCTTTTTCTGGGAGGGTCTTATCTGAAAACCACTCTTTTAAACGTCGTTGACGAATTAATTTTATATCCATGGAAACATTTTGATTAGTAAATCCTAAACAATCAAACTATTGACACAATGTTTAGCGTTATATAAACTTGACTTAAATCCAAAGGATTAAAGGAGTTCATATGGAATTAAAAGAATACATAGATTCTCTTGAGCGTGGCGGTTCTAAGAATCTAGCAAGAAAATTAAATATATCTAAATCTTTTTTATCTCAAATGGCCTCTGGCTTATGTCCAATATCACCCAAACGATGCGTTGAAATTGAGCTAGCCACCTGTGGCAAAGTATCACGCAAAGATTTACGACCTGATGATTGGCATAAGATCTGGCCAGAGCTAATAGCAGTATAAATTAATCTACATTTTACCGAACGATGCGGTATACCATCGGGCGACCGGATAGCATTCTGCTAAATGGCTGAAGCGGCAAAACCCACTTAATCACTCACAATCTCATTCTATCTATTATTTTTTCACAAACCCCATAGGAATATCGAGGTAGGGAATTTTATTACTTAAGGATTATAACCATGGAAAATTCAAATACTATCAAAATCACCTGCAAACCTGAGCATTTGGAATCTTACTTCTACCAGAAGATGGCATCAGAAGGCGGTAATAACGGGTTTGCTAAATCACTAGGGATCCACCCATCAACAGCGAGTCGGGATAAAACCAGAATATTTAAATTAGCCTGTCAGGTCGTCTCAGAATACGGCTTGCTGTAGTAGCTCAGACTTAATCTGACAGTTACCGGTTATTTATATGTATTAGTCTTAACTTCATCTGACAATTCTGATTTAAAAAAGAGCGTTACCGGTTTTAATTAACATCATTAGATAATTAAATAAAAGGTAATTCTATGTATCAAACAAATAATCCTATCATCAAACATAAAGTCGGGTTACTTAACCTCGCTGAAGAGCTTAGTAACGTCTCAAAAGCCTGTAAGATTATGGGGGTATCCCGAGATACGTTTTATCGCTACCAGGAACTTGTTAACGATGGTGGGATAGACGCTTTAATTAATCAAAATCGACGGGTGCCTAACGTAAAAAATAGAGTAGATGAACAGATTGAAAGCGCTGTAGTTGAGTATGCGATTGAATACCCTGCACACGGTCAACACCGCAGTAGTAATGAACTAAGAAAAAAAGGCATTTTTGTTTCGGGGAGTGGCGTTCGCTCTATTTGGCTGCGCCATAATCTCGAAAATTTTACAAAACGCCTAAAAGTGCTTGAAGATAAAATCGCAACAGAAGGAATTATCCTGTCAGAATCACAAATCAGTGCATCTAGAAAAGAAAGCGCAAGATGATGAAGCCTGTGGTGAGATTGAAACAGCGCATCCAGGTTATAGCTAGGCGACTTAATTTTGATTACAAGGTGTGTTATGAGTTATACAATTGATTTTCGACGTAAAGTAATATCTGTAAGGAAAGCCGAAGGTTTAACAATTCGAGAAACTGCGAAACAATTCCGTATTGGAAAAGCGTCTTTAGTACGTTGGCTTAAACGACCAGAGCCAAAAAATTCAACGCCACGTAAGAGGAAGCTCGATAAAAATGCTTTAGCAAAAGATGTGGAACAGTATCCAGATGCTTACCAAAAGGAACGGGCAGAGCGATTCGGTGTTTGTAAAAAGACTATTTGGCAATCCCTTAAAAAGCTGGGATTAACCTATAAAAAAACTCTATTCCATCCAAAAACCAACGAAAGCGACAGGCTGGCACATCAGCAAAAAAGACAACAGTATGAAAAAAAAGATAAATCTGTTGTTTTTATTGATGAAAGTGGTTTTTCACATGACACTCCACGAACTCACGGCTATTCCCCAAAAGGTCACCGTTGTTTTGGCCTGAAAAACTGGGGTGCTAAGGGAAGAACAAATGTTATTGGCGCTTTATTGGGAACAACCCTTTTTGCTATCGGATTATTTGATTGCAATATTAATCGTGATGTTTTTTATGTTTGGATCACAAAAATATTGCTCCCAGAACTTCCTGAAAATTCTGTTATTTTTATGGACAACGCTAGCTTTCACAAAGGTAAGAATATTGAACAGGCAATTATAAACGCAGGACACCAGATAGAATATTTGCCTGTGTATTCACCAGATTTAAATCCTATAGAACATAAATGGTCTCAAGCTAAACGTAAAAAGATGGAAACAGGATGCACTATCGATGACCTGTTTTTAATACATATGCTGTAATCAAAATTAAGTCGCCTAGCTATATCAGCTTGCCTTACTTCAGTCCAGTTCATCGTACTGGTTTGAGGGTTTCCGCTGTCATGGGCAATCCCTCTCGCCGCCGACAGCCGGATAAATCGTAATGGCGTGAGAACACAGAAGATATCGCTCGGCATGGGATTCCGGTTATCCTGAGCCTGCCAGACCGTACCTGCAATCGGTTCAATGAAATCGGCCAACGTGTCAATGACCTGATTGACCGTATAATCATTCATCCCCCCTCCCTGTCCGTTTGGAGACACACTAACAGCCGACACCAGTCCGGCCACAATTCAAGCGGTTCAATCACCAGCCAGGTATCCCCCTCAATGAGGAATAAATCGCCACCGGTCTGTTGTTTTCGGTTAACCGACCAGAAGTTTCCGTTAACGTGAATCGATTTGAATATGCCGTGGATATTCAATCCGTCCACATGCTGCAAATCCCCTTTCGACAGGGGTTGCAACTGAATGACGATATAGCTAGGCGACTTAATTTTGATTACAGCATATGTATTAAAAACAGGTCATCGATAGTGCATCCTGTTTCCATCTTTTTACGTTTAGCTTGAGACCATTTATGTTCTATAGGATTTAAATCTGGTGAATACACAGGCAAATATTCTATCTGGTGTCCTGCGTTTATAATTGCCTGTTCAATATTCTTACCTTTGTGAAAGCTAGCGTTGTCCATAAAAATAACAGAATTTTCAGGAAGTTCTGGGAGCAATATTTTTGTGATCCAAACATAAAAAACATCACGATTAATATTGCAATCAAATAATCCGATAGCAAAAAGGGTTGTTCCCAATAAAGCGCCAATAACATTTGTTCTTCCCTTAGCACCCCAGTTTTTCAGGCCAAAACAACGGTGACCTTTTGGGGAATAGCCGTGAGTTCGTGGAGTGTCATGTGAAAAACCACTTTCATCAATAAAAACAACAGATTTATCTTTTTTTTCATACTGTTGTCTTTTTTGCTGATGTGCCAGCCTGTCGCTTTCGTTGGTTTTTGGATGGAATAGAGTTTTTTTTATAGGTTAATCCCAGCTTTTTAAGGGATTGCCAAATAGTCTTTTTACAAACACCGAATCGCTCTGCCCGTTCCTTTTGGTAAGCATCTGGATACTGTTCCACATCTTTTGCTAAAGCATTTTTATCGAGCTTCCTCTTACGTGGCGTTGAATTTTTTGGCTCTGGTCGTTTAAGCCAACGTACTAAAGACGCTTTTCCAATACGGAATTGTTTCGCAGTTTCTCGAATTGTTAAACCTTCGGCTTTCCTTACAGATATTACTTTACGTCGAAAATCAATTGTATAACTCATAACACACCTTGTAATCAAAATTAAGTCGCCTAGCTATATGTTCATCGGGAAGGTATTTGGGGATGCGTGTCCGGCCTTCACCGACTGTCCAACCATCAGAACGGCGGACTATTGCAGCAATATCAGGGTTAACGGCTCGAATAGCCGAACGAGTGAGATTATGAAGATTCATCATCCACCACCACCCAGTATTTGACTGACTCCAGCATGTGATGTGTATCAACCAGCGGTTTGTCAGTGAAGTTTTTTGGTTTGTGAGTCCGGTGCTTTCTCACATAAAGCGTGGTTTCAGAAAGCGGCGGATCGGTGAGTGTCAATATTGAATCTTTAATATTGCTGACGACTTTTTCACCTAATAATTCTGCCGCTTCTTTAGCATTAACACCGGCGCGCATGGACGACGCCAGATAGGTTGACCAGTCTTTTTGATGGGCTGAAATAGCGTTACGGAAGAAAGGGCGCGGTGGCTGGTTATTCCCAGGATTGCCAAATTCGTTCATGTAAGCCATTTCAGCAACCCGACGGCCTTCTGGATAGCTTGCCTCTTTTGGAAAGCCGACGTTTAACGTCAGGTCATTAAGCTGCTTTTCCTGTGCGTCCAGAAACGCTTTTATCTTCCCCGCCATCAGCTGCACCTCACCTCAATACCTGGGAAATAGGCAAACATCCGGTAGGGCTTGGTCAGTTGCCAGAAAAGCTGCCCCCAATACCAGGCTTGCGAGTAAGGTAATCCCTGCCCGACATCAAGCGACACGGAAACACTGCCTTCTGATGCACTCGCAACCCGACCGATAGCGCCGGACGCACCTGAACCCTTACCCTTCGTATCACCAAAGGTGATATCACACAGATGCGCCGCCAGCAGATAAAGCAGGCGCTTGCGTTTGTCTAAATCTGGCTCTAGTGCGCCTTCAGAATTATCAAACGCCGTCTGCGCGATATCAAACATGAGATTAAGTTGTGTATCGGCAACGTTGTCGTACTGTGGGTAATCTCTGCGAAACACTGCAATATCCAATGTCACGACAGTCATTCAACCTCCGTGGGTTTGACGGTTGCCTTTTTCGGGTTAATCGGTTCTAAACCGGTTTTGACCTGTGCTCTTTCCTTAGCGGCTGAGGAAAAACTTTTTTGATCGGTGACCTTGAAGATTAACCCCTTTTCGATAAATCCCGCCTGCGCGTAGGTTTTTGAAAATACATTGAACCACGCCTCATCTACGCCTTCAGTTATGCCAAAACCGCCATAAATGGCGCAAGCGTTAGCCCCTTTCAATTCGATAGTTTCATTCTTCACGGTGGCTTTTAGACCATGAGGGAGTTTACAGCCGACAATGATTTTTCCCATGATCAGATCCCCAACATTTGAGCAAAAAGCATGGGTTGTGTGATCACCGTGCCATACGTACTGGCCGCCACTTTCTGCGACCAGCTTGAGTGTTGCTGAAGAAGCGGAAATGCCCGATATTTTTGCGAATTCGCCACATATAGCTAGGCGACTTAATTTTGATTACAGCATATGTATTAAAAACAGGTCATCGATAGTGCATCCTGTTTCCATCTTTTTACGTTTAGCTTGAGACCATTTATGTTCTATAGGATTTAAATCTGGTGAATACACAGGCAAATATTCTATCTGGTGTCCTGCGTTTATAATTGCCTGTTCAATATTCTTACCTTTGTGAAAGCTAGCGTTGTCCATAAAAATAACAGAATTTTCAGGAAGTTCTGGGAGCAATATTTTTGTGATCCAAACATAAAAAACATCACGGTTAATATTGCAATCAAATAATCCGATAGCAAAAAGGGTTGTTCCCAATAAAGCGCCAATAACATTTGTTCTTCCCTTAGCACCCCAGTTTTTCAGGCCAAAACAACGGTGACCTTTTGGGGAATAGCCGTGAGTTCGTGGAGTGTCATGTGAAAAACCACTTTCATCAATAAAAACAACAGATTTATCTTTTTTTTTCATACTGTTGTCTTTTTTGCTGATGTGCCAGCCTGTCGCTTTCGTTGGTTTTTGGATGGAATAGAGTTTTTTTTTATAGGTTAATCCCAGCTTTTTAAGGGATTGCCAAATAGTCTTTTTACAAACACCGAATCGCTCTGCCCGTTCCTTTTGGTAAGCATCTGGATACTGTTCCACATCTTTTGCTAAAGCATTTTTATCGAGCTTCCTCTTACGTGGCGTTGAATTTTTTGGCTCTGGTCGTTTAAGCCAACGTACTAAAGACGCTTTTCCAATACGGAATTGTTTCGCAGTTTCTCGAATTGTTAAACCTTCGGCTTTCCTTACAGATATTACTTTACGTCGAAAATCAATTGTATAACTCATAACACACCTTGTAATCAAAATTAAGTCGCCTAGCTATAGCAAGCAGGCTGTCCCTGATAGCTGCGCACGAACATCTGTATTAACTCACCGGCATCGGTACTCAATTGTGGAGCCGTTTCAATGCGTAGATTGGGGAACGCTTTTTTGATCAAGTCCTCAAGCGAGGTGGCCATGATTTCGTTTGATGATTTCAAATACACCGAGGCTTTGTTTGACAATACCAGCGTCAGGGAGGAAGCCATGTCCACCCCGTCACCCACCACCCCGTTGGTTCGTCCTACCAGGTCACTGTAGAGTGCTAAAATATCGTTGTAACGCTGCTGGATGGATTTATCTTCCCATTTCGTTTTACCACTCACCTTGGTTGGTGTGATCGGCGTGGGAAGCTGAGGGTTATTTAATGCGCCGTAGTTAATGCCTTCAACACCAAAAAAGGCAAACCGGTTGTAATCCTGGTTAATCGTGTTGCCACAATCCGATTGTGCGCTCGCCGTAAATTTCCGTGGCACGGGTTGGGGCAAATACCGTTCTGATAACGTTCGGATCGATACCCCCCGCGACGATGGCAGGAATACCACCATTGGTCAAAGTGGAGGGTAACGGCTGGGCATCATTGGCCAGATACAAACGGTTGACTGAAGCAGGTAACGTCACCCCCCCTTCTTTAGCCCGTTTCATGAGTGCGTGGAAATCATTGTGTGTTAATTTGTATTAGTCTTAACTTAATCCGACAATTCTGATTTAAAAAAGAGCGTTACCGGTTTTAATTAACATCATTAGATAATTAAATAAAAGGTAATTCTATGTATAGCTAGGCGACTTAATTTTGATTACAGCATATGTATTAAAAACAGGTCATCGATAGTGCATCCTGTTTCCATCTTTTTACGTTTAGCTTGAGACCATTTATGTTCTATAGGATTTAAATCTGGTGAGAATACACAGGCAAATATTCTATCTGGTGTCCTGCGTTTATAATTGCCTGTTCAATATTCTTACCTTTGTGAAAGCTAGCGTTGTCCATAAAAATAACAGAATTTTCAGGAAGTTCTGGGAGCAATATTTTTGTGATCCAAACATAAAAAACATCACGATTAATATTGCAATCAAATAATCCGATAGCAAAAAGGGTTGTTCCCAATAAAGCGCCAATAACATTTGTTCTTCCCTTAGCACCCCAGTTTTTCAGGCCAAAACAACGGTGACCTTTTGGGGAATAGCCGTGAGTTCGTGGAGTGTCATGTGAAAAACCACTTTCATCAATAAAAACAACAGATTTATCTTTTTTTTCATACTGTTGTCTTTTTTGCTGATGTGCCAGCCTGTCGCTTTCGTTGGTTTTTGGATGGAATAGAGTTTTTTTTATAGGTTAATCCCAGCTTTTTAAGGGATTGCCAAATAGTCTTTTTACAAACACCGAATCGCTCTGCCCGTTCCTTTTGGTAAGCATCTGGATACTGTTCCACATCTTTTGCTAAAGCATTTTTATCGAGCTTCCTCTTACGTGGCGTTGAATTTTTTGGCTCTGGTCGTTTAAGCCAACGTACTAAAGACGCTTTTCCAATACGGAATTGTTTCGCAGTTTCTCGAATTGTTAAACCTTCGGCTTTCCTTACAGATATTACTTTACGTCGAAAATCAATTGTATAACTCATAACACACCTTGTAATCAAAATTAAGTCGCCTAGCTATATCAAACAAATAATCCTATCATCAAACATAAAGTCGGGTTACTTAACCTCGCTGAAGAGCTTAATAACGTCTCAAAAGCCTGTAAGATTATGGGGGTATCCCGAGATACGTTTTATCGCTACCAGGAACTTGTTAACGATGGTGGGATAGACGCTTTAATTAATCAAAATCGACGGGTGCCTAACGTAAAAAATAGAGTAGATGAACAGATTGAAAGCGCTGTAGTCGAGTATGCGATTGAATACCCTGCACACGGTCAACACCGCAGTAGTAATGAACTAAGAAAAAAAGGCATTTTTGTTTCGGGGAGTGGCGTTCGCTCTATTTGGCTGCGCCATAATCTCGAAAATTTTACAAAACGCCTAAAAGCGCTTGAAGATAAAATCGCAACAGAAGGAATTATCCTGTCAGAATCACAAATCAGTGCTCTAGAAAAGAAAGCGCAAGATGATGAAGCCTGTGGTGAGATTGAAACAGCGCATCCAGGTTATCTGGGTTCACAAGATACTTTTTATGTCGGTCATTTAAAAGGCGTTGGTCGTGTTTATCAACAAACTTACATTGATACTTACAGTAAAGTCGTTCATTGTAAGCTTTACACAACAAAAAGCGCGATAACGGCGGCAGATTTATTAAATGACAGGGTTCTCCCTTTTTATTCCCAGCATGGGTTACCGGTGTTACGTATACTGATGGACAGAGGCAGTGAGTATTGTGGTAAAGTTGAACATCACGATTATCAACTTTATCTCGCTATCAATGATATTGATCATACAAAAACTAAAGCTCGTTCACCTCAAACTAATGGGATTTGTGAACGCTTTCATAAAACTGTATTACAAGAGTTCTATCAGGTGGCTTTTCGTAAGAAAATCTATAGGGCTTTAAATGAATTACAAGCTGATTTAGATAAATGGTTAGCGGAATATAATAACCAACGCACTCATCAAGGAAAAATGTGTTGCGGTCGAACTCCTATGGCAACTTTACACGATGGAAAACAACTTTGGAGAGAGAAAGATTTAAATCAAATTTAACCTGACAGGTACTGTATAAATAACCGGCAACTGTCAGATAAAGTTTGAGCTAGTATAAACTTCACGCTTATGATCAAAAAAGACTATCAATATATTGTATTAACTGTATAGAATATATTAATTTTTTTAACCATAAATTTTACCCAGTTTTGATATCGCTTTTTTTGCTAACATATTTATTGTGGTTTTAGAGTAAAGATTTGCTGCGGTCAAACCTGTGTTTTCTAAATTTGTCTGCTTTAATTTTGCTTTATTAAGATTAGCTTCTGTTAAGTTAGCATCTTTCAACGAAGCTTTTTTTAAATTACTTTCAGTTAAGTTTGCACCATTTAGGTTAGCGTCTGTAAGATTGGCTTTTTTCAAAATAGCGCCCTCTAGATTTGCGTTGCTTAAATTAGCCTCTCTTAACGTCGCTTTCATTAAATTACTTTTACTTAAGTTCGCACTCTCTAAATTTGTTTTGGTCAGATTAGCTTCTTGTAAGACAGCGCCTTCTAAATTTGCGTAGCTTAAATTTGATTCAACTAATGTAGTTTTTGCTAAATTGGTATAACTTAAATCTGCTGCGTGAAGATTAACTTTTGCTAAATTTGCTTGTTCAAGATGTGCTCCAGATAGATTTGCCTCATGAAGATCAGTTTCTATTAAGATAGCTTGAGTTAGGTTTGCTTTTTCTAAATTAACAAATCTTAGTCTTGCTTGATGTAGGTTTGCTCTGCTCAGATTTGCTCCTTTCATTTTTGTCGAAAACAGACTTGCATTTGTTAAATCTGCTTCAGCCATCTCTGCAAGTGTTAAATCTGATGCATCAATAGTTGCGTTATTTAATTTTGTATGCTGTAGATTTGTATCAGCCAAGATAGATATTCTTATATCTGCTTCCCTTAAATCTGCATCAATAAGCGTTGAGCCCATCAAATTAGTACCAAGCATTGTTACTTTATTTAACAAGGCTGAATTTAAATTTGCATTCTTTAATTGAGCCTGTTCTAGATTTGCTCCGTTTAGGTTGGTTTGGATTAGCCTGGCTTTATTGAGTATCGAATTCGCCATATTTGCGTTTTCCAGATTCGCTCCGCTTAAGTCGGCCTCGCTTAGATCTGAGAATGATAAATTTGCTCCTTCTAAGTTAATTCCCAATAGATTTTTGCCTGATAGATTTATGCCTGATAAATCTATTTTACCTTCGTTCATGTTAACGTTTAAATTAAGCCGTTTTTGTAATAATAATAAGGTAGCGACATTTTTAAACTCTTTCTCACCTATTTCTGAAGTAAAGCTCTCTCCTTTTTTTCCTTGAACGTTAATAGTTACCCTATCAGGAGAAGAATCACAAGAGGTAATTGTTACTAAACAACCTTTGAAATTAAATTTCATTTTTTCAGGCAAATGATAAGAGTTTGAGTCAGCGTTATTTTCTTCAATAGAGTGAGTTACTGCTTGAATAAAATTATCATATTGCTTAGATAATTCCCTTTCGATCCCTCCAGCGGTAAAAAAATTTATTATATATTCAAGTAGTCCTTTCGGTGATGTTATTAAATTTTTACCTTCTACATTGTTAACATTCATTATATGATGAGCAAAACTTGAACAACGTTCTGCATTCAAATTTACGTATGTCATATTTTCTATTTTCCCAAAAGTGTAAAATTAAAAATAAACTTCATTTGCTTATTTTGGTTTATCCCAAAATACTTAATTTAATAACTTATATATAATTTATCTGTGTTAAATAATAATCAGGTCATCACCTTAATTTTTATGAAATTACTATAGAGATTTCAATGGCAATCCAGTCTTTATCACATTTTTGCGCATAACCATGAAAAAGATCACATTTTAATATTTTTAATTAAATCCATTTAACAATAACCTATTGTTTATTGTAATATTTATTTTGGGTCCTTCCTGACACTTTTGTAAACCGTGGACATTGCGCACCGCAGTATTTCACTAGCTAAACGTTTTTGAATTTGTGTCCCATGTCCCATGATATGGGAGGGTCACTTTTATTTTTATTTCATCAAGTTAGTGAAAAATTATTTGGATTTTGTGTCCCATTTAATGTGGGACATGTCCCACGCTATGTCCCATTGATTGAGGAAAATGTCCCATGTCGACGATGAATATTTCTGAGTATGCCCAACATACGGGCGTAAACCGTAAAACGATCTCGCGATGGATGAAAAGCGGAAAATATATCGTGATGCTTAATGGCGAGATTGATGTTGAAAGCAGTGATAAAAATCTAAAGCAGTATCGCGACAGTCATGATCTTCGTACCCAAAAAGCAAAGAAAAAACCAGAAGCTCATCAAGCAGTGGTCAGCGATACTGATGATTTTCAGCAGCGGGCAGAATCGTTATATGCTTCATTAGTATCAAATGATGAACAAATCCGCAGTTTAGAAGAATCTCGTGCCATTAAAGAGCACTATTTAGCTGAATTGGTGAAATTGGAGTACAGTATCAAATCGGGTGAAGTGCTGCCTTGGCAAGACATGATAAACCAGGTTGGAAAAGAATACGCACGGATGCGAACCCGTTTAATTGCGATTGCCCCTGAACATGGCCCCCGTTTGAGAGCGTTAGCAAGTACGGTAAATGATGCTGAGTTTGTCGCTGCTTTGCGAGAGGTTATTTATGAGGCGATGGAGGAATTAAGCCTTGATGACCGTGAACAGGGAGAGTAATGCCAGGCACCTATTTACCAATGCAATGTTTCAAAAACGCACCGATATTAAACCACCAGAAGCCTTATCGCTCAGTGAATGGGCAAATAAATATGCGGTGCTTTCCCGCAAACCGGTAAATTTCGTTCTTTTGCCTATCAGGATGGCATTATGGATGCAGTCACAGATCCGGATGTCACGCAAGTCTCTGTCATGAAGTCCGCCCGGGTCGGTTATACCAAAATCCTTGATCATGTGGTGGCCGTACTATCTTTCGTATGATCCGTCACCCATCTTAGTGGTACAACCGCGTGTGGAGGATGCCGAAGATTATAGTAAAACGGAAATCGCGCCGATGATACGCGATACACCCGTGCTCACCGCCATCGCCCCTGAAGCCAAAGCGAAAGACACGGGCCAGACTATCCTTAAAAAGCAATTTTCAAACGGCGCGAATTTAACCCTGGTCGGCGCTAATTCACCAGGTGGCTTTCGGCGTATCACCTGTCGCATTATTTTATTTGACGAGATGGATGGTTACCCTTTGGGGGGGCTGGCGCAGAAGGAGATCAAATAG